ATTCATACTTCACTACGAATCAAATGGTATGAAAGTGAGGTTACACAAATGGGTGTATCAACAGATGGTTTGTTGTTCTACGGTTTTGAAGTAGGAGGTGCTGAGTCTGATGTAGACCACCTCAACTATCTGCGGTTGTATGACAACTACAAACAGGAACGGACTCAGGAAGAGATTGATGAAACGTGGAAGACGTTAGATAACGATTATGGGGATAGTGATTTGGGTGATGGGGATAACGGTTTGGACTTCCTTCAGAAACAGGGACGCTACCCAGGTATCAAGCTGGTCAATTCTTGTTCAGGGGATTATCCTGTGCTCTACCTCACCCACGAAAAGACCTACACCAGAGCAAGCCGTGGCTACCCCAAGGAGATTGATGTCCCCTCCCTCCAGTCAAAAGCCTCTTCCGTCATCGAAGAACTAAAGCAGTTTTGCTTGGATATGCACATCCCCTGGCAAGAGCCCAAGTGGTTGCTCGGAAGTTATTGGGGTTAGCTGTGAGCTTGTATGATAGTGCCACCTACACCAGAGATGGAATGTCCTTTATATGGACGACAACGAAAGGAAACAAAGCTGATGGGAGTTAGGTCAGCGTCAGAGATACCTGTTTACAGAGAACGGGACTTGGAGTTTCTCGTCCAGTATAAATCGCTGAAGGGTAAGTGGAAGACCCTCTTCAGAACGAAGGATTCAATGGAGGCGTTGCAAGTTATGGAGGACGCCCACCGCCAGAACCCCTACAGAGAATACCGCACCCTATCCCAAGAAGTTTTTGCGAAAGGAAAGAAGCCTGATGATCAACGTGGGACGGCCGCCAGGCCGGAGGAAACAGGAACCGAACCAGTCAACCAAAGTCTCCCTACCCAAGGAGATACGTGAGTGGTTGGATTCTATGGGTGGGCTCCGCCGTTTCCTCTTCACCAGCTACGCTATCTACCTCAGAGATAAGGAACGATGTAAGTGATAATTGGACAAAGCCAGGAGTTCAACTGGAACACAAGGAAATCGCTTTGGGTTGCCTCAACCTACTTCTTCAAGAAGTTCCCGAGGTATCCGATTACTTTCTTAGGAGTGAATTATGAGGGTATCTGTAACCCTTCCTGATGAAGTGGTAAAAGAAATTGACAGTAGATGCACTCACCCAGGTCAGAAGGTAGGGGTATCTTCTGGCCGTTCAAGATGGATTGCTCATCTTGTGTTAGCACATCTTCAGTTGACTTTAGAGCAAGGTTTGTTGTTTGATCACAATTCCAAGAGAGGACCAAGAAAGAGATGATGGAGTATGTAGATGGGGTTGACCAACCTCAACACTATGGTGGGAAGGACTACCCTTACCAGCCTATCCACGTGATTGAAGCGTGGGGCTTGAACTTCTGCGTTGGCACCGCAGTCAAGTATATTGGTAGGGCTGGTAAGAAGCCTGGTGAGTCCTACAAGAAAGACCTGTATAAGGCCATCTGGTATCTCAGGCGAGAACTGGAACAGGTAGCCAACCGGGAACTACAGCAAAGCAACCTTAACAGTGTTAACTTTGAGGAGCGGGATGGGTTCGTGCAGGCTCGTCTCCCCATTGAAGAACGTCGGAAGGAACAACAGAAGAGGACTCGGGCAGTAGAGTCCAAGATGGACGTGGAGGTTATCTCAGATGAGTTTGAATCGTAAGTTCGCTCGCAACACACAAGGAGTCCCCAACATCAAGGACCTGATTCGCAAGCAGAAGTCCCTAGTGATGTCCCCAGAATCTCGCCACTGGATTGACCAGAACGTGCGCAAGGTTGTTCAGTTGGATGACCTGGAGATATGGCTCCACGAGTCCTACGAGAAGGCAGAGCGGGACAACAACTATGCTGGAATGAAGCAGTATGCTATGACCAACGATCTCATCTCCAACATCCTCATCCAGTATACGATGGACAAGTATCCTGGTAAGATTGTTTGGCTCGACCCTACAACTGGTAACAAGGTAGAATAGTAGTTGACACTACTATACAAATCATACTAGAATCTGAATCTGGATATTTCCCTAACTGAAAGGTAACAAAGAAAATGGCAAACGCTCAAGCTACTCTCCCTCCCGTAACTCCTCCTCCGGTTGCTGCTCAGCCCACCAAGGCTAAGGCCAAGGCCAAGCCGGCTTCCAACGAAACCAAGCCTGCCCAGCGCAAGACCAAGACTGTGGTCGCCGTCGAGTTGCAGGATTCCATCAAGGAGGCTGTGATGCAGGAGGGTGGTGCGGCCTACGTCCGCGAACTGATTATGAAGGACTTGCTTGGTCGCAACTTGATGAAGTATGTCCCTCCCACCCAGGCATAATCCCAAAGGTTGACGGTTCCTCCGCCACCCGGCCCCTCCACTTCGGGGGGGCTTTTTTATTTGCGTTCCTTGTGGTTAGATAGCTGTATGTCAAAATCAGCTACTCACTCAACCAAGCACGTAGACTATGACGAATTTGTTAACGACCCGGAGATTCTCGGGTTGTCACGGGAACTGGCAGTCCTCCGAACTCTGGTGATAGAGTTCCGCGAATCTATGGACAACCGTCACGTTAGTAACGTGAACAACTTCATCAAGGGGACCATCAAGGAACTCCAAGATGATGAGAACGGCTGGGAGTTAGAGGATGGTGACTACGGGATTCTCCGGAAGGCCATCCTCTCCAATTTCTGCAAGACCTTCGGCCAGACATCGTTTATCAACGCTCGGGACGTTTCTGTAATGGCAAAGCTTGTGGAAACGATTGGCAAGCTGGTCGAGAAGGCAAAGAAGATTGAGGATGGAATCACCGTGGATGTGGACTGGAAAGGGAACGTGGTGGAAATCTTGCAGAAGTTCATCCAGTTCATTGTGTGTCCGGTGGTAAAGGACCCGGCCCTGGTTGCTCAGGTGTGTTACCGAGCCCGAGAATTCTTCTCCCTCGCTTCCAGTAAAACGATGGCACTTACCCACGGGGAAGAGATTGTGATTGTGGAGTCTGATCTCGCGTGAAGAAACCCGTTCAGATGAGGATTGACGAAGACATACTGTCTGGGTTTGATGGTGCAGAAAATCTATCTAACTTAGCTCGAAACTTATTTTTGTTGTATCAAGGCAAGGCTGTAAGTTTCAACCGGAAGTCTGATTTGTATGGGATTATGTTGGATGGTTTGGGCGCTGAGTTGGTGGTTATGGAATCTGAGATTGAACCTCCCGAGTTGGAATCTCTATTAAATTTACAATCAAAACTTCTTAACCTTCCGTGTGTTGAAAATGAAGCAATGACGTTTGACCGTTTAATTGTTTACATATTATTGGGTAGGCTTCAAGTTTTGAGGATGAGAGTTCCCGAATGATTGAGAAGATTAAGATGAAGGAACTACGGGCTCCCTCCAAGGAGCAAATCGTGTTCCAGTATCTGGCTGAGGCTTTGGAAGGCTACCACAACCAGTCCACCCTCTTCGAGCGCAACTTCAAACGGAACGTCAACCAGCAGCGGTTCCGTGAAATCATTGACACCTCCCAGGTGGATGAGGACCAGTCCATCCACATCCTGGTCTATGGTGGTGTGGGTGGTGGTAAGACCTGGGCGGCCTTAGAGTATGCTCTTGACACCAGTCTGAAGCACCCCAACGTAAAGACGCTATGCGTCCGCCGCACCCACTCAGACATCCAACAATCCATCTACCCAGAGACTTACAACTTCCTGGACCGTTATGCCATCCCCTACAAGAAGAACGACCAGGACACCACCATCAGGCTGCACAATGGCAGCTTCTTCTTTATGCGGTCAGACAAGTCTTTGGTCAAGGCCAAGGCGTCTAAGTCCGATGCTCTCGGTGGTCAGGCTTTCTCCATTGCCATCCTGGAAGAGGCGGACTCTCTGTCAGAGGAACTTGCCAAGACTGTCCCAGGCCGCCTGCGCCAGAAGATTCCTGGGTTCCGTAAGGTGATTGTCTACATCTGCAACCCACCGTCAGAGAATCACTGGCTCTACCGTATGTTCTTCACGAACAATGATCCTCACGATCCGCGTTCTCCTTACCGTGTGCTGCACTGCCCCAAGGAAGGCAACGCGGAGAACCTACCCAAGGGTTACCTGGAATCAGTAGAGCGTGACTATGCTCGCGACCCTTCGTTGAACGAACGTCTGAGTATGGGTAACTTCGCCCCCGATGTGAAGGGTGACCCAGTGTTCCAGATGTTTGACCGGAAGACACACGTGTCATCAGAACCCCTGGTCTACAACCCCAAGTTCCCTATTGTGCGCGGATGGGACTTTGGCTGGAGAGGCACTGCGATTGTCCTGCTCCAGGATGACACCGACCGTAGACAGCTTCGCATCCTAAGAGAGTTCTTCTACGAGCGCACCTTGCTTGATACCATTGCCACGGAAGTCCTGAACAAGTGCTACCAGTTGTATGGTGACCCACAGTGGGATGACTTTATGGACCCGGCCGGTGTGCAGAAGTCTGTGTCCGGTCCCAGTGCCTATGACATCCTGGTCGGTAAGGGACTCCGGCCCAGGGGTGTGAAGTCCACTATCACCTTCGGACTCAACATCATTGAGCAGCAACTCAAGCTGCTGACTTACCGGCGTGACACAGTGGACAATGAGTATGTGAAACCTCACTTCATCATTGACCCATCGTGCCGACACCTCATCAATGCGTTCATCTCCGGTTACTGTAATGAGAAGGATGCACCGACTGATGTCATTCGCCCAGTCAAAGACGGTTTCTATGACCATATGATGGATGCTTTGCGCTACGCTATTGTGTGTTTGCGCCGTCATCAACAGGGGCAAAGAGATTACACCACTCCAGACCGTGAGGGGTATAAACCGTTAGAAGGATACCGTGGTCCCAACCGAATCATCCAGGTTGGACGCAGACAAAACTTTGATGGAGGTTCCCGGTTAAGATGAAAGAGACAATGTTCCGCGATCCACAGGATTATCACGATGTTCCTTTGAACACCAATATGAACAAGATTGACTCCTACCCAGAGTTGTCGCTTGGTTCATACGGAACCGCAAGCACCGAAGATATGATGATGGTGCAGGCATTGGTGGAACTCCTTCGGTATGAGAAGGAGCGCAAGCGTCCCGTGGAAATCAAGTCTCGTATCGCCTGGGAACAGTATAACGGGTTCTACGCGAACGACAGTATGAAGGACCCTCACCAGTCAATGAAGGTGTTCCCCACTCAGTTTATGACGGTGGAGAGATTCGCTGCCGCTATCTCCAGGTTGCGACAACAGGACCCCAACTGGTTTGAGTCCGAAGCTCTCATCCCCCAACAGCAAGTTATCATCAACCTGGTCAACAAGTGGTTGCAGTATCAGTGTGACCACCCCATCATTGGCTTCAACCAGTTCTTCTCTGACCTGATCCACAACGGACTCCTTACCAGCCAGATGTATGCAATGATTAGTCATCAGGCAGATGGTATTCCGGTGACAGACAGTGGTAGTGAGAAGTTGGACCTGGAGGAAACAGAGTCCCTCTATGAGTCACTGAACGAGTTGACTACTGTCAGTGAGAAGCCCTCAACGGATCAACCACCCTTTGCAGCAAACAAGAAGACTCCTCGTCTGTTGTTGGAGTGTCTCGACCCAGCCCACGTTTACTTGGACACCACATCCAAGAAGGGTCGCTACCGGATGTGGGAAACGTTTATGGGCGTTGGTCAGTTCTTGGAAGAGGCTGCTAAGCGGGGGTGGGACATTGATGCGTGTAAACGCGCTGCCCTGAAGAAGAAGCCAATGGATGCAATGGACAACCGGGATGACTTCCAACAGGGTGTCAATCCTGATGAGGGTAAGAACTACCACAACGAAGTTGTTCTCACTCACTTCGAAGGAACGTTCCACGATATTAACACCGGAGCCATCTTCTTCCACAACAAGTATATGATTATGGCCAACCACTGCGAGATTGTAATGGCTCCAGTGGACATCCCGTTCTGGGATGGGGAGTCTGTTGTAGTAGACTCTCCCTTTGTTAAGGTAGCCAACGCAGTATATGGTAAGTCTCCCATTACAGAGAACATTGACTCGTTCGACTTACGTCACGATATTATGAACCTGTTGGTAGACTTCTTCAAGATGAACTTGAAGCCGGCGTGGACTGTGGACAAAGATAGACTTGACCCAGTGTTGAACCCGGAACTTGATGGTGTTTATCCTGGCAAGGTCATCTACATCCAGAGCAATGGTGGACCGGCACAAGGCAAGGTAGTTGATACCTGTGCAACGGCTGACCTACCCACAGGCTTCTGGCAGTTTATGCAGTTCTACCAGACCACTTACGCTGAGAACACGGGTATGTCTCAGGAGTTGATGGGGATGAACCGGACCCGTGGTCGCATCACCAAGGGAGAGTTTGATGCACGTTCCGCTGAAGGCTCTGCCCTACTGGTGGAGTTCTTCCAAGGAATTGAGGAACGCCTCCTCCAGCCGATGCTCCATCGTATGTTCACTCGCACCCTGCAATACACACCACAACGTATGTGGGCCGCGTGGATCGTGAGCAATATGGAGAAGATTCTCCCACCTGTTCCCTCTGACCCCAAGGCAGCACAAGAACACGCGCAACTACGTTCCCAGTGGGAAGACACTTTGAAGAAGGTTGCGAACTGGTCACCCCAAGAACGGTTCAACAAACTGGGTGGGTTCTTCCGGTTCAAGGTCAAGGTCTTCAGCAGCTTGCTTGAGCGACAGGGGATGATTGAACAGGCTACCTACTTCCTTCAGACTGTAGGCCGCATCCCCGGCGCTATGCAGTATGTTCGCATCCCCAAGCTGTTGGAAAAGATTGCAGTTGGGTTCGGTTGGAACCCAGAGGAGATACTCCAATTGGAAGCTCTCCCCATCCCGAAAGAAGATTCTGAGATGTTGTCCAGGGTTATGGACGGTGGTGAGGAACTGGATGCACCTGACCTGACAATGGGGCTGGCAAGTATGTTCGGTGGTGGGGGCTTCTCACCGGGACCTTTCGATGATAAGCTTGACACCAGTTCTGGCTCCCCTACACCGGGAGTTGGACAGCCCGCCAATCCTGTCCCATCCCAAGTGAAACCGAGGTTTTAACAATGGACAAAGGTAAAGAGTGGACTGTAATGGACGCCGGTATGGATTCCGACCGATTCATCGAAAATGACATCGGGAAGATTCTGGACTGTGGTTATGGGAAAATTCAGTCCTCAGAGTTGGTAGATGCTACCAGGGCTCCCCGTATGCTCCCACGCGAAGGGATGTCCTACCTGATGCCAACTACTTCAGTCAGCCCGGCCGGGGCTAAAGGAAAGGAGGACCTGAGTAACTATGGCTGAGTTCCGTATGATCAATACGCCTTCGGGTGCTAAGAACGTTGCGAACCAGGAAACCAACCTCATCCACAATCGTTGGGATGAGGGTGAGGCAACCAACGAGCGCAACACCACGTCGAAGCTTACCCGCGAATCGGTAAGCAATGGGGAAAACGAGATGGCAAAGATCGTAACCCCCATCTAGTTGTAGTGAGGTATCAGATGGCCGACCCTTCTGTAAGACAATTGAGATTGACCGATGCAGAGTCAACTCTCAACACAATTGTGAATGAGATGAAAGAGGACATCCTCCGTAGGTTGGTAACGTCTGATACCTCGCACGAGTCCCTCCTTGTAATTAAAGGAGAGGCAAAGTTTTGCCAACAGTTGGTCAATAGATTCCGCGCTGAACAGAATAAGTAATAGGAGACTTGAGGATGGATTGGCTTTCCCAGGTAGGTGAACAGGACGAGGTTGAGACACTAAAACAACAGTTAGCGCGGACGAATCAGGAACTCAACCAACTACGCTCCACTTCCCACCAGCAACACAACCGCGCTACGCAACAGAACAACATCCTGCGTGGACAGTTGGAACAAGACAAGGTTCCAGATGCAGATGAAGACTTGAACAACTGGGACTGGGACAAGGTCGCTGGTGTATCACATAAGAAGGAGACAGCTAAGGTGAGTGAAGACGGAGATGAGGCAATCACGTTCAAATCCAAGAAGCAGATGGATGACTACTTTGCACGGAAGCTACAGAAGCACGAACAGACGAAGGTGCAACACATCCAGCAGGCCCAACAGACGCAGGCCCAACTGCAGGAACAGTTTTTCAAGGAGCACCCGGAACTGATTGACCACGCTGAAACTGTGCAGCGCCTCTGGGCTCAGTCCGTTTCTCTCAACCCCAACATTGACGCCAAGGCCCGCTTCCAGGGTGTGGTAGGGGAAACCAAGGCCATCCTAAACCAGTATGGTCTGCTCAAGACTCCTGAGCAATTGGAGAAGGAACGTAAACAATCCGCCAACGGGCAAAGTCCCTACTTCGGGACCGGTCAGCTTCCGGTGAGAGATGTTGGCAGACCTATGCCTGAGCGTGTAGAGTATAACCAAGACGCACACGCCCAGGAGATTGACGCCCGGCGCAAAAGTATTCAGTCCAAAATGTTTTCGTAACTCCGGTTACAACTGAATAAAGCCTACCCCAGAGGCAGTTAAGATACGTCGGCAGGACACGACCCTCTACTAAAGCTGAACTGGGTGACGCACCAAGCATCACCTGATTTAACTAGAAGAGGAGAAATGTAATGCCGACTATTACTACTACCGACGTAGCGGACCTTCATCTGGCCAAACTGAGCCGGGAAGTCCGTGTCGCCGCACAAAAGAAAATGAAGTTCCGCCAGTTCGTTCGCCCCGATGTGGACTTTGGCTTGCACGAAGGCAACCAATACAAGTTCACCAAGTTGGGGAACATCCAGGAACGTGCCCGTAAGGTAGGGGAAACCGATGACATTCCGCAGGGTAAGCCCGCCATCACCTCCACGCTGATGACCTGCGATGAGTATTCGCTTGAGGTGCCCTACACCGCTCGCGCCGCTCAGATCGCTGAACTCAGTCTGGAGTCAATGATCATCCGCCAGCTTCAGAACAACGCCATTGAAACGTTGGATGAACTGGCCGCTGAGAAGTTCTTGGATTCCGACCTGGTGTATACCCCCTACGGAACCGAGAACTCCAAGCTGGCTACCCTGTCCACCACCGGCACGGCCGGCACCACGGCTACCCGCCCTTGCCGTGGTTGGGACATCAAGAACATCGTTGGACGTATGCGTTCCAATTACAACATCCCTGGCTTCGGTGGTTCCAACAACTACATCTGCATTGCCTCTGAGGCTTTCCTCCGTGGCATCGTGGATGACGCCGAGTGGATTGAGGCGAGCAAATACGCCCAGCCTGACAAGCTGCTCAACGGTGAGGTGGGTATGTATCAGAACACCCGCTTCATTCACGAGAACAACGTTCTCAATGACGCCCTGGCCGGCGGTGGTGGTGAGGCTGTCTTCTTCGGTGATGACGTAGTTGTCGAAATCGAAATCTGGCAGCTTGAGTTGCAGCGGGCCATCGCTGACAGCTACGGTCGTTCCAAGGCGATTCGCTGGACCTGGTTCGGTGGATTCGAAAAGACCTGGGACTATCCCACTGAGAACGAGACGCGCAGCTTGCTCGTCTCCAGTCTCTAATCAGTAGTAGGAAGGAGTAAGAAACAATGAGTGGAGTTGCAAGTTCTCCCCAGGCTGGTCGTTTCCAGACCATCCACGTTCTTCAAACCGCGTCTTTGACTTTCACCAGTCAATCCACCGGTTCTATTGCAGTCCTCCCGGTTGCCTTGGACAAGATTGAGTTGCTGGCTGTGGGTCTGATCCTCACCACTGACTCTGGTGCCGTGGGAACTGGTGCTGAAGTTACGGTTCAGAAACGTGCGCGTGGTGCGGCGTCTTACAGTAACATCTTCACCGGGGCCAAGGTTACTGCATTGGCCGACGTTGACAGCCCGGATGTTACGGAGGTTAGCCTTGACCAGGCTGCCACCTTGGATTCCGGTCTGTTGGACAAGCCAAACTTTGTTTCGGCTGTCAAGGGTGACCTTGTTCAGTTGAACTTAACTGTTCAGGGAGTCAGCGGAACTCAAGTGGGTTACGCTTACCTGAAGTATAGGGAACGTCCAGTAACTGACTAATCCGCCGGGGAGGGTGGGGTCACACTCACCCTCCCCAATTTCTTTTGTGAGGTAAGACAATGGCCCTGAGAAAAAAGAATCCAGTGTTGAAAGGTAGGGTCACCGAGTTTATTGGTGGCCCTACTGGCAATCACTCCCTAGTATACCGTCACGATGATGGTGGGCTCTATCACAAGGATGGACGCGCCCTACCCAAGGACCCTATCAAGTTGCACGAGATGGGTATTCCTGTCCCCCCTCCCTTGCGTTCCAAGATGTTGCGTGATGTTCACGAGCGTAAGATTCAACGGGAGATGGACCAACGCCGCCGGGAGCTGGAAGAACAACTCCTCCAGGAACAAGCTCAGTTGGACGAAAAGTTGGCTGAGATGGATGCACGTATGCGCCGCAACGAGATGGAACCGGTGATGGTTGAGTCCACCCCCGTTCCCGAACCCCCTCCGATGCTGTTCCCCGAAGAGGTAGCAGCCTACCAGGCCGCTGCCGAAGAGGTTGAAGAACCTGCTGAGGAAGAAGCTGAAGAGGCACCTACTACCCGTCGCCGTCGCCGGAGCTAACCACTATGTATCCTCACACCATTGCACAACTCAAAGAGAATGTGTTTGCAAAGTTCCCTAGGAAGAACCCTTCCATTATGGGTATCTTTGACAATCAGGTAGAGAGTTGGATTCACGAACTCTGTAAAGCGTTTCCGTTTTACTTTATGAGAACGTTCCCGTTGAACCTATCAACGGACCCAACCTTTGCTTTCCCTTTGACGTTGGCAACGGAGGTGCGGAAGAAGAACAAGTGGATGGCCCCTGGCTGGTTGATTGCTGAGTCTGGTGTAGGACAATACCGATTCTCCCACCCCGTAGAGATTGAACAGTGGTCTGATCCTACGTGGTGGGTGAATTCGTTTGTTGAGAAAATCCACTTCATCAAAGAGTTTGATGTCAACGGAGCATTCCTCCAGGACATCCCGGTATACTCTCGGGACATTGCTCTGTCTCATCAGTATAACCAGAACGGTAGGGCTCGCACCGCATACCTATCCCAGACGGAGAACGGTGCTTACCTGAACCTCAACCCTGTTCCTGATACCTACTACCTCTACGCGGTAGAGTTTCAGGTGGTGAACCCACCCATCTACAACGCTGGAGGGGTGGATACGTTCAATCAGTTCTTGAACTACGCTCCCAGGATTGTGGAACTCTACTGCTTGATTCAGGTAGCGGACTACTTTGATGAGCCCAACCTGAGTTTGAAGTATGAGCGTAGTCTGTATGGCACCCCTCCGAAGGGACTGAAGACTGCCATCACGGAGAAGTCTGGGTTGATTGGTGACCTTGTTGCTGACTCACAGAAGGCAATCGCTCAATCACAGTCCACCCTACGATTCTTCCAGTCTTCCAAGGAAGCTGTCGGCCGCTCTGGTCCTGGTAGAGGGTGGACCCGTCCCAACCGTCACGGCTATTGGAGCAACTACTAAGTGGCCAAGCCCCTAACAAATAGCAACCTCATCTATGCAAGTCTCTTTGACTTGTCCCTTGGTGTGTTCTTTGACCGCCACGAGGTTTCTATTCCTTTGGGCGGGGCTTCTGCAACCAGTAATCTGATCTGGTTAGGTGGTTATGTTCGTGCTCGGCCTGGTCTGGACAACATCTACCCTCAGTTGGACGGTAATAAGATTGTCCACCTCTCTCAGTTCGTCCCTTTGCTTGGTGATGTGCGGTTGATGCGTGTGTCAAAGAGTGGGACGGACACAATGCACGTTCACTATTACACCCAGGGGACTGGTTGGGTTGCTGTAACCGGAGGAGCAGGAGTATCTGGAGTTCTTTCTTCTACCGACCCTCCTCGTTCTGTTAACTTTAAGGGGGTTTGGTATCTAGTTCCTGGTAATGGTCCGCTGTATCAGTATGACGGCACCACGTTCGTCACCACTTCCAGTGTGATTGGAGCACCAGGAACCAACGATGAGAAGAAACCTTTTGACAAACCAAAGTATATCGCAGCTACTGAAGCCAGATTGTTTATCGCCAACACCACTGACGCCATCTCCGGTGGGACAAGAGTCCCCTACAGAATCCAGTGGTGTGACTTCAACTTGCCTTTGGTTTGGTCCACTGGAGGAACTACAGGTAATGGGTCCTCTCGTTACGTGGATTTACCCAGCGGCTCCGAGGCAATCACCGGGATTTATGCTGGAAGTAACGCTACTCTACTGATCTTTAAGGCTCGGGAAGTTTACATTGGTGTGCAGGCGCAATCTCCGCTGTTCTTTGACTTCAGAGTTCTACAAAAGGGACCCGGTTGTGTATCTTCTTCAACCATTAAGGAGTGGCGTGATGGAAAAATTCTTCACCTTGGGGATGATAATATTTATCTTACAGTTCCCGGACAAATACCTCAGCCCGTTGGTGATCGGATTTTGCCTCGGCTTTCTGATCTCTCATCCCTTATCCAGTTGGACCTATCCCGTGCTTGGATTGACCGCGATAACGACCTGTATTGTCTCATCATACCGGATGTAGATGGTAAGGTAATCAAGACTTTCACCTTGTGCTTGCGCAATATGTCCTGGTGGGAGGGTTCCTACAACCTTGGAACAGACTTCATTACCGATGGGTATGAGTTCCGTTCCGGTGTTTGGCAGAGCAAAGAGCTTTTATCCACCAATCAGGGGCTTATTTACGAGTCTACTCTTGGTAAGACTATGGATGGGAGCAACAACTTCTCCACCAGTTGGACTTCAGGTATCCTCCAGATTAGACAAATCAGTCAGAATCAGGCGGACCAAGCCTCTATGCAGATGATTCGTGGGTTCGCCCCGCTGGATGATGGGGGTAACTCCATCCAATTGTCTGTTGACCGGGGAGATGGGTTGGATAGGTTCACCAATACCATCTACGGAACACAGTATTTCGATGGTTTGTCTCCTATCAAAGTTGATGAACGACCGTTGGATGGGGAACACTTCCGAGTTAACTACTCTTCCACTACTGCCAACACCACTCCCAGGATGACTGGGTTGCAAATCGGGTTCATCCTTCACGGGAATACACGATGATTGACTCTTCTAAGATTGCAGTTACCAGTATGGTGGACGCCAGGGAAGCACCTGACGGTGATTGGCGTTTGGCTTATGCTGTGAATGACGGTGGAACCCTTCAACTTAGGGACTTGATGTTGTGTAACCCTACCGGTTCCGACTCCACGTTTGCTTTAATGATTGCTCCCTCCACTATCACCCCTTCTCCAGGAACAGTGGAGCAGGCTTACGTCGTTTATCTAACTGAAGTAGTTACGATGACATCGGTTATCATTGATTTGAACGCCGCTGTGTCCGCTGGCTGGAGTGTTTGGGTGTATGGTTCTGATCCCGCTATCAATTATCACTTGAGTGGGGTTATCTAACGATGATTACTGTAAGACAAGCAGAGCTAGAAGACTGGAACGGTATCAAACACCTGTGGCGGGAGCTAAAAGACTCTCCCCACTCCTTCAAGATTGAGGGTGATGAGAATACACTCAGGAGTTTCTTCATTGGGTCCCTTACTTCACCATATGTCAGTGTCTGGATCAGTATTCAGAACGATATGGTGACTGGTTTCGTGGTTACACAGACCAATCTTAACCCCATCCCAGACCGTAAGGGTATGGTGAATATGATTCCGTCCTGCTTTATACGCGCAGTGTATGTTGACAGCCGAGTTGCTGCACCAGAAACGGTTGCACTGCTGGATGACGCTTTGTGTAAACACGAAAAAGCTAACGGTAGCGTAACCATCTACGGAAATTGTCGGAGGAACTTCCCTGCCAGGGCCGCTCTAAAGATGTATGGTTACGAAGAACAGTATCTTGTAATGAGAAAGGAACTATAACGATGGGTGGTAGCAGTGGCGGTGGAGGTTCCCAGGTAGTTGACCAAGGTGGGTTGATTGACAGCCCTTTGAACAACTTCCTTATCCCTCAATCTCAGAATATGTTGGCGACCGCTGGACGTTGGTCCACGTTGGGTTCTCCCTTTAACTTTCTGCCGAACATTCCGTTGGGTCAGACCTACGTTGCTGGTCCCAATCAGACCATCTTTGGCAACCCATACAATACACAGCAGCAGGCGTCCAACTACTTTGGTCAATCTGCTATCCCTAACTCCCAGCAGATGTATCAGAACTTCCTCAACCCACAAGCTCAAGGCGGTGGTCAGTCTGGGGGACAAGGGCAAGGTGGTGGGGGAGGTGCTGCCCCACAGATGGACCCTATCTTGGGTCAGGTTGTTGGGAAACTCCGGCAAGTGCAACAACAGGGACAGCAACAAGGAGGGCAACAGCAGCCGGGTGGACAGCAACAAGCCCCACCACCGCAACCACCTCCCCAGCAAACTATCGCTGCACAACCAAACTCCCTTGGGCTTGCAGATAAGGGGATTGTATAATGGGACAGAGTAGTGTTGGCTTCGGTGAAGGTCAATCGCAACAGGGTGGTCAGGGACAAGGAGGTAACTTCTATTCCCCTGGACCACAGGGTCAGCAACAGTTCATCCAGAACCCGGATGGGTCTAACTCGGATAGAACAGCAAATGACTTCATCAATTCTAATTACATTGCCCCCTACTACAACCTGGCTGGGGTAGCAGGTAACTTGGGAACGGCCACCGGTAGTGCTGTTCCTGGGGCAACTAACTTTTTGAACCAACTGTTCAACCCTCAACTGAATCAGATGGAACAAACCTTCCTTGAGTCTGGGACTGATTCAGCCCTACGCGCCCAGGAACAAGCTTTGACGAGAGCGGAGGGGCAGTTTGAGAACACCCCTTATCACAGTGGTCTTAACCAGGCCAGGCAGGATGTAGTTAATGACACTACCCGCAACCTTGCGCAGTCTGCCAGCCAGGCTGGATTGCAGCGTCAACAGCTTGCTACGTCCGCTGTCCAGTTTCCCTTTGAGTCTACACTCAACTCAGCTAACGTTGGGGCACAAACAGCAGAGCGTATGTTCAATCTGGCAAACACTGCCTACTCTCAACCGTATCAGATCCCCCTTTCAGTTTATAGTCAGTTGCCTATCACGGCTCCGACTATTGCAACACAACAAGGTGGAGGAGGTAGTAAACTGTAATGGCAAACGTTCGTCAGACTAATCACATTCAAGAAAGACCCCAAAGACAAGGTGGGTTGTTGGGCAGCTTGTTTAACATTCTGCAGATGATCCCCATCCCAGAAGCACAGATGGCTGGTAAAGTTGGGAGTGCTTTTCTTAATCCCACTGGGAGTAATCTGGGTGGGGTTGTTAGTCAAACCGCCAAGATGATTGGCGGAGGTGACGGTTCCTTAACTGACCCCACTGATGGTGGTCCCAATGAAGAGGATGGTCCTCTGATGTCGGGTGGTGGTGTTCGTTCCTCCTTTGTTGGACCTACTCAAGAGGAGGAACCAGGCCCTGAGCCTACTCCAGTCATCTTGGATGGGCCGGCTACAGACCCGGTAACGGATGACCCTGAGAAGAAGGATGACACAAAGTCCCTGGATTTGTATGCCAATATGACAATGGATGAGGTGTTCAAGAAGCACCCCCAGCTTCAGAATATGTTTTTTGAATATCTGTTCCAAGCGTAAGGAGTCAAATGCAAGAAGAACCAATGCTACAGTTTTTCGCTTATGACCACTTGCCTTGCCAGCACATCTGGCAGAGGTTAGTAAGCCTTTCTGTGATTTGGCAGTCACAGTTGTGATGACACTTCCCAGGAACCCAGAACGCACCGTTGCTTTGAGAAAACTCATTGAAGCAAAAGATTGTGCAGTTCGCGCAATACTGTATAAGTAAGGAGGTGATACTATGGCAATGAATGACCCGCGAGCAAAGTTCGGGGCCCAGGCTGGCAAGTCTGTTCAAAAGGGAACCAAGATTGACAACTTGAAGAACAGCAACACCACCAAGCCCAAGCAGAACACCGGTTGGCCCAAAGGGGACAAAGGCAAGTCCAAGTAACAAATAGGTGGAGGGTGGTCGGGATGAAGGAGGATACGATGAATAGTGGTTCCAGAGAGTTCGATTTCAATACGATGGCTGATGTGGGGAAGCAAGTCTCAGAGAACAAGAAGGCTCTGGATGACGTTCGTTCTTCCTTCGTGGGGCCCACCCAAGAAGAGGATGCCCCTGAGCCCACTCCAGTTGTCCTGGATGGGCCGGCGACTGAAGAGGGGGATGACAACAAGGTCAACCTCAATGAGTTGGCTTATGCTGCGAAGCGTCACCTGGAAGAGGTGGGACACCCCGCTGCTGATATGCTGATGACTCCAGCCAACATCAAGAAGCTTGCTGAGTTTGAGAACAAACGCCAGCGTGTGGAGCGGGAACGTCTGGCTTACGAGGAGGACCCAGAGGGCTATGATCTTAATTCTGCTAACGCCCTGGACGCATACGTTAAGAGTTGGAATCTCAAAAACCTCACTCCCGAACAACGCACCGGCACTTCCACCTGGAAACCAGGTGCAGCAGATGAAGCCACGCCTCCGGCAGGTAACGCGGAAGTTTCGAGAGTGGCACCTGATCGAGGAAACGGGATGTCAGTGGATGCAGGTGGTTCGTCTGGTGGTGAAGCACCGGCACCTCGGAGACAACCTGCAGGTAGCTCTGAACGACCTGCCCCAGCGAGTAAGGTTTCTAAGAGCAATCCCCCTGCGAGCCCTACGCCGAAGGGTGCTTCGAAGACAAACAATGGTATAACCACTGGTCCAGTTAATCCAAGACTTAAGACAGACCCCTCTGCAGGTATTACTACCGGACCCGTTAACCCTAACAACTCTCAACCCGCTTCAGTCCCTTCCCAAGAGGAGTTGATCCGCAAAAACGATGCTGAAAAGGTGGGCTTGTCTGAGGCTAAAAGTTTGGTAAGTTCAGTATTTGCCCCTATGGGAAGCGGAGGTAACGGATTAGAGGAGGCTTCCCGTAACACTCCTCGGGCTATGAGTGGTATCACTACAGGTCCTACTAATCCTCGTTCAACTTCTGGTCCATCTCGGGTAGCTCAATTACCTCCGGGGCAACGGGGTAAGTATAGTCCAGATATGCCTTCATCCAAAGCTGCAGCTTATGAGGCTATGGCTCAAATGATTCCTGAGTCTATTATTCCAACTGCATTAGCAGGTGCTGCTCTTAAAGGAGGACTTCCTCGTAAGATGGCTGATAAGGTGGAAACGGAAATTATGCCTGGGGTGGTAAATGCTGGGCGCAAATTGGCAGGCCGTATGAAACCATCTATGGGGGAACCCACAATCCCCGAGGGGTTCAGTAAGGCTCCCCCCAACGTTCGTCAGGGGAGAATGGAGGGGATGGGTCCCGCTGCTAAACCTACTTCATCTCCAAGAATTCCACCTTCCCAGGAACCGTCTGGTTCCTCACGGGTGTCTGGTCGTTCAAAACCTAAACCTCCTGCTCAACAAGCCCGAGAGATGCGTGATGATAAGACACCATCCACCTCCAAAGCAAAACTGGCAAAAGTGGAGAAAGAACTGAAGACTCCTAAGAAACCGAAGAAAGGGTAAAACCTATGCCTCAGATTGCCCACCCCACAGTCATCCCTGGGAACCGTTACTACGGTGGTATCTTCGGTCAAGGGGGAATTGGTCAAGCCTTCCTCAGTCCTCTTGTAGGGGCTGCTGCTCACGCTTTGCCTGAAATGTTGGGTATGCAGTCCCCAGAGGACGAAGCCAAGCAGTTGGCGGTTGATGCAGCCAAGCAAGCCCAGGGCCAGAAAATCTACAATGACTATCTGATGGGAAGAACTTCCAAGGATGAGGCACAGAACATCCTTGGAAAAATTGGGTATGACATTGAGTCTGACAAGGCAGCATTACTCCCTTCGGCGGAAGATGAGATGCGGGCGCAGGCTGTAAAGCAGGCTGCTACCGCTTCCGGTTATGACCTGGCCAACCACCGTTATGGTGATATGGGGTTCAACAACAATGTTGATACTCTGGTTGGTAAACAGGGACCCGCTCCCAGTCAACCTGGTGAAGAGGTTCCTGACTTTGAAGTTAAGAGTTCTGCTCCGGTTACAAGTGGAGTTGTAGAAGCTGCGCATCCTCCTACCTCTCCCACCGGGGTGGAACCCACCTCTCCTACTGAGGAACTGATGAGGGCAGAGGCTCCCTCGTTCCAACCCTTCCCAGAACCTTTGGGGGCGGACAGCAATCCAGTTAAGGTTCGTCCTGTTGATTCCTTCAACCTCAATGAACTACAGCAACAGGGTCCAGAATACTTCCAGCAGTTCCTCAAGCCTGACGATGGTCAGGGTTTTAATTACAAGGGACTGTCCCGTCAACAGCAGCAACAGGCACAGGTGATCGCCAACCGTCTCCAGGGCTTCTCCAATATGATGAAGATGTATGACAGCAAGGAGATTACCAAACCAGAAGACCTGGCCAAGGTGAACTCTATGATTCGCACTACAGAGAAAGATGTGAATCAGATGGTGGATTGGCACAATGAAACCACCACAGGAGACATCAACAAGATTCGTACTATGGGTGGGTTGCCTACGTTGGCTATGGATATGAAGAGTTTACAGATGTTGTCCCCTACCTACATCGCATCTCTTCCAGCCGCCGCCCGGCCCAAGGTTGAGGAGAGGGCTCGTCAGATTGCAAACAAGTTGCAGCAGTTGAATCCCTTTGAGTTGAAGATCATCAACGAGTTCTCCAGTAAACTGGGGGATGAGTCTACCAAGATGTTGTTTGACTACCAGAAGGAGATGGCTCGCACCGGAGCTATGAACGCTCAGACCCAGCAGAGTTACTACGCTACCAATGTCAAGGATGCTCAGGATCAGCGTGAGCTATACCTGAACAAGATTCCTTTGATGGAGTTGGAAGCTCGTAAGGCCATCCTCAAAGCACACAGTGACAAAATCACCTCAGACATCGCTGCTCAGAACCTTGGTGTGGAAGCTGCAAAGATTCAACAGGGTTACGCTAAGATCGCGAATGACTTGGGTATTGCCAACAACAAGAACGCTGTGTCCTTGGCTGCTATGGAAGTTTCCTTACGCAACAACGCTACCAATGCCCGCGTCCAGATGATGGGTCATACGATGACTGCAATGTCTGCGGAACAGAAACGTAACCAGGATATGCTCAACAAGGTTCACGCCAACCTTGGGGCTTCCAAGGGACTGCGGGAACGTAGGGAAGCAGCAACGTCTTTGATGGAAAGTCACCCTGACGCCAAAGTTCGCGCGCAGGCAGCAGATGAACTTCGACAGATGATGGAGGGGAATATGGGGGAGTCCGCTTCCTTGTTGACTCAGAAGGCTGTCGATATGAAGGGGTTGCTGCAGGCATTTGGCATCCCTATCCCAGTTGGAATCAATCCTACTGAGTCCTCTGGTCAGGTTGCCCAGATGGGTGCTACAGAGATTATGCGCCGGGCTAGTGCAGAGGTTGACTCCTTTTTGAAAGCTGGACAAACCCCACCGGTTGAATATCTCAATCTGGCCAACCACCTCAAGATTACTCCCACCGGAGATGCTATGCTTGATAGGTCAGCCTACAAGACTGCAGAGGATACCAACGTGACCAAAGCGGGACCCGCTGCTGCTCAAGACCAAGACATCCTGGATATGATGCGAATGCAGGCTAAGGTTCTCAAAACCATCCCCAGCTTTGACCAGTGGATGAGGATGGATGTAACCGGAGGTGGTTTCAAGAACCAGAACATTCAGGGATTCCAGGACGCATCCCGCGCCAAACAGTTCTACAATCAGATGGTTGACTTCCACAGGAGGATGAATGGACAGCGTAAGTAGTGCAGCAGAGCCTATCTCTATCGGAGACGTTCTCCCTGATGTAACCGGAAGCTCTCCTATGGCTCCGGTTACTATTGATCCGAACGCCGGTAAGCAAGAGGTTCCTACTGCTCCCCTTGAATCCACCCAGGCTATCCTTGGTGCTGTGGACCAGGTTCCTCAAACGGACGTAGCCGGTCAGCGTAACGAAATGGTTGGCTTGATGCAGAAGCTTGTCAACCCTCCTCAGGCTCAAGCTGATGGGGATGCAGCCTTGGTCAATGATGACCCTGCTACGTTGTCTGAAGCCCAAGCCTTGATGCAGCGGCTCGTGTCTCAAGACCCTGTCGCTACGAAAACTCCCAAAGAACCTCATCCAGTGTCCTATGAGCAGAGCGCACAGGAAGCCAGAGAGTCTGTAACCGGAAAGGTGCAGCCGTCCTGGCGTAGTGGGTGGAATGTTCCTCACCGGGAGAAGATACAATACCTGGCTCCGGCCAACCCTTTTAACCGGAACATCACCGACCTGAAGGAACCTGTCCTTGCAGGTCTTTATGACCTTCGCCAGCTTGCCCAGCGCAACGGCTACGAGGTTGTCATCGAAAGCGGTAAGGACGGGAAACACGCAACCAACTCCTTCCACTACGCGGGTGAAGCGATTGACGTTAACTTCAAGAAGGATGGGAAGAACGCTACCTACGATAAGAAGGCGTTGGAACTGTTTAAGACCTGGAGTCATCAGGCAGGTTTCGCTACCCTCTACGATGAGGCACACAGCTATGATGACAAGGGCAATATGGGTGCTGAGAAGCCTGGAGCCCACTTCCACCTTGCGTGGAGTGAGGATGCCAAGGGTATGCCTGGGGCTTATCAGCTTGGTGCTGGCCGTAAGAAAGGTTCCACCTCCGCTCCAGTTCCCCACGAAGGACAACCCAAGCAGACCTTTGCTGATGTGCAGCCTCTCATTGAAGCCCACGATTACAAGACAATGCCTGGGAAGGCTGCTCACGCTGCTGATGTGGAGAAGGTAGACCCTCGCATCTTCGCTCGCCTTGTGCAGGCTGAATCTGGTTTCGACCACTCCCAGGTGTCCCCGGTGGGAGCGGCTGGCGCTGCCCAGCTTATGCCGGAGACGGCTGCGTGGTTGGCCAAGAAATATAACATCCCATTGGAGTCCGTTAAGAACGACCCTTACACCAATATGAAAGTTGGTGCTCGTTACCTGGGTGAATTGACAGACCAGTTCGGTGGTAACTACGTCAAGGGTCTGGCCGCCTACAATATGGGTCCTGGTGCTCTACAGTCCTACCTCAATGGAGGTAGTAAACTTCCTACGGAAACCCGCAACTACGTCTACAAGATTATGAAGGACCTGTATCCTGACCAGTTCAAGACTCCACAGTCTGTGGACTATGTGTTGCAGAATGGTGTAGGTCCCACCCGTAGTAAGCAGAGCTACTCTCAAATCAAACAAGAAGAACTACGGGCAATCGCTACCCCAGGACAGCGCATCATCAACGGTCTTATGGATATGGTTCCGTATGGTATGCGTCCTGGAGATGGGTTGATTGCTGAAGATGTCCCTCAAGTGAAGAAGGACGCTCGTAACAAGAGCATCTCATCCAGATTGACTCCTGATGTTATTGAGGATATGGCGGGAGCACAGTCAGGCCTTATCGCTGAATTACACAATGCAGCAGCAACTTTCCTTAGTGCTGCTGTTCCTTTTGGTTTGGTTCCTAATTGGCGAGCGGAAGACATTCACGAACACGATAAGATTATGTCCCACTTTGAGGAACAGGGTGGGTTTATGACTGGTCTGCATAAGATTGGAACTTCTGGGTTACCCTGGTTGGCTGGAACAGTGGTTGGTTTCAACAAACTCCTTAAGGGTGCTGGGGTAATGGCGGGGGCTGCTAAGAACCTTCCGGTTATTGGCAAGTATGCTGCTCCAGCTTTTGCTCTCGCTTCAGAAGCAGAACTCTCCAAAGCTCCTCTTGCTGTTCGTTATATCCACCACCTCACCACCGCTGGGTTCAAGGATAGCTCCAAGTTCTTCTCCGCTACTGCAGCCCTTGGTTCTGTCTTGGGGTTGGACGCTGCCGGTCGGCATATGATGGATTGGGTCTACAATGAACCAGGACAGCTTGCCAAACACGGACAGCGGGACTTGGTTTCTGTCGCTAAGGACGCTACGGCAGAGGGACTGTGGCACGGGTTCCTGGGTGGCCTGGCTTCTTTGGCGCTGCCTATGGGGTTGCAGATGGGGGCTTCTACCCTGTTGCGCTCCCCGGCTGCCGCTGATGCCCTGGGAAAGGCTTTGACGGACGCTAACCCCCTTAAGGCTGGTCTGAAGCGGGGTGTTGCCGGCTCCATCGGTGGACTGGTTACCTCTCAGGGAATCGTGAACCCCATCGCTCAGGGTGCAGGATGGGACTTTGACCTGAGTCCAATGGAGGGAATGTCCATCGGTGCCCTGTTGGGCGCTGGTGGTGCTCCTATGCTGAACAAGGTTAGTGGGAAACTGGGGGAACTTGGACTTACCACCGCTCATCCAGCTTTCGCGGCATTCAAAACTGGCTTCGATAAGATGTGGGATGGGTTGGACGATGCCTACAAGAACACGTTCACCAAATCTGCTATTGACGCGACTAAAGCTGTAGCTGAACGTCAGGCGATTACTTCAAAGATTGCCAAGGTCCGACAGTATGAAGCGAAGATGACTCAGATCGGGGAGGAGATGAGCCCCACCGTCAACGGTATGGTGTCACACCTGGAACAGAAACAAGCAGAAGCACAATCCCTCCAGGCACAATCACAACAAGCACAAGAGGCCGCAAAGCAAGCCTTTGATAGTCTCCCACCGGAGAAACAAATGATGGTGGAAACCTATCAGAAGCAACAGCAACAGCTTGAATCCGTCATCCAGAAACGTGATGCTGTTGGTCAACAGGCTGCTGCCGCACAAGCATCTAAGGATGAGGCTTCTTTCAAATCATTGAACCGGATGTATGGTCCGTTGGACAAGGAAGTCAACAACCTCAGTAAAGCCCAAGCTCAGCTTCTTAAGGAACACCCTGAAGTTCCACGTATCCTACACTTAGGAAAGAAGGCACAGCAAGTTGGTGACACTGTTTCCAAACAATTACCCGAACTACAAAACTACATCCAAACTGTTGGGGTCGGTGTCGAGAAGTATAAGACCTTTCAACAGAACATCCTTGCTGAAGCAGAGCGTATCCGAGGAGTATCGGATGACGTTGTTGCTGACCCCGGCTTTAATATTGGCACTGACACAGAACTTGTAAAGGTCCAACATCTCCCAGGAGAGTTCCCTGACCTTCCTGGACTGGATAGGGATGCACAAGCTCGGGTAGCTACAGAGGTTTCCCGTAATGCCATCCGTCAGTTGGTTGACCGTTATAATGATAATGGTGTTGGATTACCTTTCTTTGACCACGAACTCTTGGTCTTAGCTCGCAAGAACCTCCGTGACTCTCTCGCCGGCTACCAGGGACCAACTGGGCACGATATGTCTTTGTTCAACAACATCCTGGAGATGGAGGGGAAGGCCAAGCAGAAGACATCCTTTCTCAAGAAAGAGTTGTTTGGAGAAGCGCCTGTTTCTGTCACCAAACAAACCACCTTACGTAAGATGATTAAGGAGAACAGTGCCCTTCGATATGAAGTAAAGAACAAGGAAGCTTATGGTTACGTCAATGCAGAAGTCATCCTCGACGCAGCTAAGAAGAATGGTTTTGACCTTAAGGATGCTACTTTACAGAAGCGTAAGAGTGACCTGGTAAACAAAGGAACTGGTGTGGGGAAGGATGACTACATTGTTCCAGCTTCAATGAACCCTTCCGGTGAAACCTTTACTGTTAAAGGTGTAAGTAAAACCCAATCCACTTTCCAGAAGTTCGAGATGGATAACCCAGAGTTGGTGTCCCAGGCCCTGGCCGCACAAGCAATTGGGGACACCCACTTCCCTGTTAAGTTGGATAGTAAGTATCTCAGTGACTTTGATTCATTCACCAAGCTTCACGCTGAAGGTATGATCAAGGACGTTCGGGACAACTATACCTCCACTGTTGACTCAACTCGTAAGTATCTTCAAGAAGCACATTCCCAGGATGTAGTGAAGGCTCTCCCTGGATTTGCTCGTGATGATGGTATGGGTGGAGCCGCTGTTCTCAATGAAACCTGGTATGAGAAGTCCCTGGATAAGCGGTTGGCTAAGAAGTTCTTTGAGAAAATTAATGGGATGAAGCCCACTGATAAGGACATCGTTGAGCCTATCCGGGTTTATATGGATGAGTTGAAGAACACCCCGGAAGGTCAGAAGCTTATCAATGATATGGTGTCGGAGGAGATTCGTAACGTAGCCTCTATTGGCACAGACCTTGCCGGTCTTGGAGTTCAACCAAAACCCAATACGGCAGCAGGGGAAATGGTCCCCAATATGCGTGTTAAGAAGGGTGATGTTCTTCCTGAGCAACACGAGAAATACCGCTTTGCTTCTAATGACAAGGGAGACTTTGTTGTTGACTCCAAAGGGCAAGTTCAGTTCCGTCAACGCAAATACTACTCTGGTGGTGTAGCAAGACAGCGGGCTGCTATGGGTATTCCCGACGATATGACCCATCCCAGCTTTGCCAACGTTGTTGATGAGTTGAATGGTAATGACCCTATGGCGTTCCTCAACAACGAAGCCATCCACTTGGAACGTCTAAAAAGAAGCACCAAAGAGTATGTAGATGGTAGTAAGAAGCTTGATGGTAAGGACATCCTTGGATCTACCCAAGAGCAATTCGGTGAAGACACCTATTACTTCAGACTCTCGGCCAGTGAAGTGGCGTCTGATATTGAGGGTGGGCTTAATATCCGTAACAAAGAATTACACAGTTCTTTGAAACTGGACAGCAACCCAACTGAAGCTCAGTTTATGCAAGACACGATTGATGCTCTTGAGAACGGTGGGGAGTGGGCTTCTTACAAAGAGAAGTATGGTGATATTGGAAAGCAGACCATTTCCAATCACCTTACTGTGCTGAAAGCGTTGGATGATTTCAACAAAAGCTGTGAGTTCAACAAGAAGTTCGCAGCACAATCCAACTTCATCCATAACTTCCCGGAGATGGTAGCACACATTCGGGCATCCACTACTAGTTCCACTGGCGAAGGGATCTCCTTATCCAGTGCATTGGATAGGCAGCGCAAGCTGTTCCCAACAATGAAGAAGGCCAGGGAGGTTGTAGCTCAAACCGAGAAAGAACTCGAAGCTCTTGGCATCACTCCTGACAGATACCGCAAGATGACTCCAGAACAACGTGCTCAAGTAACCAATCCCGAAATTGATTGGAGCGCACAGACTAAGGCTCGTCAAGTTGAGTTGATTGCGGAGGCTAATCAGAAAGCTACCACCCTCCTGGCTCGGGCTGACATTGATGCTCAGACACCTGGTAAGTTGATTGGTAACCGTATCAAGGCTATGGCCCACGCTGAGGCTACCCGTAGATTCATCAGCCGTTTGATGGATACCCCTACCCTGGACAAGGCTGGGAACACACGATACCTGATCCGTGTGAGAGAAGGTAATGACCTTTCGGTGGTAACCTACTCAACCCCTAAAGGAGATGTAGCGGAACAACAGATGAAAGCAGGGAACCTATTTTCTGGAAGCATTGACTTGAAAGGGAAGAACGTCAAGTTAGAAGACGTTTATGCTCACCCAGAGGTAATGAGGTTCATCAATGACTACGCTACGTCGGTGGAGAATGGGACGTTAGCAACAGCCTGGAAGTCTTTCAATCGCCACACCTCTGCTATCCGTTTGTTGGGTAGTTGGATCCCCTTTATGTCCTCTACTACAACCTCCCTGATGGCAGATGTAACCGGAAACCTACTCTCTATCTTCTCCCCTTCCAGTTACAACTTGTCTGGGGCTGGTAAGAAGATCCGTGAGGGGGGACGGGGCAGGCTTATGGAGTTGTTCGCCTACCGCAACGGATTGAATGCAGCACATATCGCTGAAAACACTGTCGCGATTAGCAACAATATCGTTGAGTCTATGGACGAGGACGTTCGTAACAAGACATTTGGTGTTGGTGATAATGAAACAATGCGTCTCCTAGCTGCAGGTGACCCTAACAACCCTGCCAGGGCTGAGGCTTATAAACAAATCAACCCTATCTACAAACGAGCAGCAGACATATTCTCTGTCCCCCTTGAGGTAGAGAAGGCTACGATGCGCCATATCCTCTACTCCCATATCCGCGATGCACAGTTAGCCGCTCACTATGTGCGCACCAACCAGCTAATGGTGATGGAAGGTGGTCCTCTTAGTAGTGTGTCTGACCCTATCAAAAGACTAGGGCTCGCATCACAAGCTGCCTCCACAATGAGCAATAGTAACGTGGGCTCTATGCCCTACTACTTGTTTGACAAACAACTGCGCGACCTGGGACAGAAGACGTTCCTCACTCCAGGGTGGGGTTTATCTGTTGCCCACACTATCATTGATGGTATGTCCGGGGTTTTGGGATTGGGTAGCTCACGCCTTCGAAACATCTCCCCAGGAACAGTAGAGTTCTTGGAAGCTGCTGGGCGTAAGTTAGTAGGGGATAAACCTCTTTATGCCCACGTTAACCCAGAGACCCGTGAGTATATCCGTAACCGGATGGCAAAGAACATCGCCGGCTTGGTTATTGCATCCACCGCTGCTACGGAAACCTTCAACCTTATGGTCAATGGGCAAACTAGTTACAGTGACCCTGACTCCAGCCGCTGGGGTAAGATTCACATTGGGAACACTACGTTCAGTAATCCAATGTTTGGCTACGTTAAGAAGATGGTGAAGTTCTTCAATGCTGGTGTAGCGAGTATGACGAAGGATGATGCAGACTCTTTCTTCTCTGTCTTTGCAGATGAGATGCAGAATATGCTGTCCCCAGCTTTTGAGGAAGGGGCTGGTCTAGTAACCGCCAGAATGGGTTCTCGCAAAGCTATGGCAGAAGAAGCTGCTGTGGCGGATGACAATATAGCGAAGTCTGGGGTGAAGCGTGTAGCTCGGGCTGCAATGAATACGGTGGGTGGTCAGGAAATTCTAGGGTTCCGTCCAGATGCTGACCCCACAGACGTTCTTGCGCTCGGTGGTATGCCCAACCTGGGGTTGAAGAACGATAGTTCGGACGCTGCCAGGCTCGGCGGTAGTCAGTATGCTGGGCGAGTGTTAGCCGGCGTCTATGACACCACCCCCAACATTGCCCGCAATCTCAGAGGTGACATCGAAGCTCGTGAAGGTGCGTCCCGGATGCAGCTTATGAAACAGGTGGAAAACTATTTCAAGGCTGCTATGAGAACAGAGGACTCGGCCAAGCAACAAGAACTCCTGGAGAAGGCTAAGACTCTTGCCATTCAGGGGATTCCAGTTACAGATAAGGTCCTGCGCAAGGTAAAGGAACGGGAAACAATGTCTCAACCGGCTTGGCAAAGCCTGTTCAACCGGTATATGAATCCGATGAAGGGGGCTATGCAGGGGGCTGATAGCACAGATAGAATCCTTCTTCGTCAGAAGTTAGAAGAGTATCAGGGGACTGAGATTGACCCTTACCAATCGTTGATTCCGTCACAACCATTGGATAATGAGGATGAAGAGTGAGAGTTTTAATTACAGACCGCAACCCCTTGACGGCTATGGGCATTGCAAGTCACTTCCAGGAGTGGGATAGGGCTGCTGAGATTGCAGTGATGACGGGAGAAGACTGGCACCCCAACGCTTACAGCAGACGGAGCACCTCAGACAACAGTGTGGACACCTGGTTCCCTGGTGGTGGCATCAAGATGTTTGATGAACCCAAGGAAGTCCTCCAGTTCCAACCGGAGCTTCTCATCAACACGGACCCCTCTCTTGGTTACATTATGGTGAAGATTGTGGACAAGCTACATAAGCCTTTCCACTTCGGTTGCACCAATATGTCTACCATCCTCACCAAAGAAAGTAAGATGTGTCTCAACCTTATCCGCCAAGCTGGACTGGATGTGGTTGAGCATAATGCTTTTGACTCTTCCCAGAAGTTGGTAGAGTGGGCTGCACTACAGGATGAACCCAAAGAAGACTTGATTGTGGAAGTGGATAACCACAAAGAGTTCTTCCTTCCGGTTACAAGCCCAATCAACTTCCTGGATTCCATTATGATGGTATCCAAACAGGGCACACAGTTCGTAGTCCGCAAATACTCCCAGGCTATCTGTGAGTTTGGTGTGGTGTTCTCTGGTAATGGGTTTGTGGGTCGGCCCTTTATGGTGAAGGAAGTAGATAGCTGCCTTCACATCCTCCACTTCGGGGACCAGTCAGAAGATTTCACCAATCGCATCCTCAACAAGCTGAGCAATGTCCTGGAGGCAATTGGGTTCCGTGGGTGCTTGTTCCTCAGCTTTGATGTCCTGAGTCAGAAGATCACTCGCATCACCTCCAGGACGCCTGACAACTTCTGGTTGACGTTCCTTGCTGGTCTGAACCAGTCGGCTGCCAAGTATCTCTTCTCCCTGAGCAAGGGTGTGAAGTTCCAACCGGAAGTCAAACGGGCTGTCTACGGTTATAACTACAAGGTAGACGTGGATGCTCAGGTTGCTTTTGATGGGTGTGAGTGGGAAGAAGATAGAGACTTGACCCGTGTCAAGCAATACTGGGGTGGGGTCGGGGAACAGACCTTCTACATCCGTTGGCAATCAGGCTTTCCTGTAGCGGAGCCCGTTGGGTTGCTGTGTTCCAGCCAGGCTTCCGAAGGCTTCATTGCCCACAGCTGCATCCCCAGTTCCTTGCGGATGATGCCTCCCTTCATCGTTCCCAACCTTCCCTTGCTCGTTGGTCTGTTTAGTTACAACCAACCCCCTTCCCCAGAATTGCCTGACCCTGTAGAGTGTCAGGTAGAGTCCGATCCCGAACCGGTTGTTCCGGTGGAGGAACTAGAACAACAGGAAGAAGAGGTAATTACAAATGGCGTTTAGTGGCGGTGGTGGTCCTTCTACGGGCCGCAGATTTGAAAACTTTGGGATGACCAACTATGGGCCGGCAGCGATCCCTACGTCGGAAGCAACTGCTTTCACGGTCAATGTCCCCACCCAGATTCGTAGCTTGCGGGTGATGAACCCTACGGCTGGCTCTCTGGATGTGACGTTGTATCTGGTCCCTGCTGGTGGGTCCGCAGGGTCTGGCAACGTCCTCACCCTCCAGACTCTGGCCACCAAGACCAGTGCTGAGATTTGTGTGAGTGGTTGTCCCATTGTGATGGAAGCTGGTGACAGCATCCACGCTCTGGGTTCGGGAGCCGGCTTGCTCCTGTTCGCATCCATCTTCACCGAGAAGTAAGAGAACACTTAGGAGGTAACTGCAATGGCTTTTAGTGGGGGTTTATCCCAACACAATGGACTCACAGCACGTGAAGTCCTGATCGCTGGTGACTATAATGGGAACTCCACTCCTGTTGCAGTTACCTCCACTGGTCTACTACAAACTACACCTGGAGCAGGCTCCGTCCAGAACGTGGCGGTAGCTAACCTGACTACTCTCACCACAGCACAAGTAACTGCAACCACCACATCAGGGGCAACTCAGTTTGTTCCTGCTTTAGCTGGACGCAAGGATTTGATAATGAAGAACACCTCAGCGACGATTGGTGTGTATGTTGGTCCAACGGGAGTAACTGCTGCTAACGGGCACTACATTGGTCCAGGAGAATCCCTATCTTTTAGTGGATTGGATGGGGCAGCGGCTCTCGCTTACTTTGTCATCACTGCATCCTCTACTGCACTTTGCACCTACTTGGGGGTAAGTTAAGATGGCTAATCAATCAGGTGGCGCAAGTGGGAGCGATAGCACCAAAATCGCCAAGGCCGGCGATACTGGAATTTCTGGCGATTTGCTAACCTCTTCTGCGATTCGGATTGGACCCGGGACTTCCGATGCCTCAGATAACAGCCTGATCACCTTTGGCCATAGCGGATACACTCGAGGGGGCGGGATAGTTTGCTATGGTAACGAGCATGCCAATACGGGCGGAGTAGATATCCAGCCCGGTTACAATGGGTCTGTTTGCCAATTCAGGGTATTGGGCTTTAATGGCGGAGCAATCCTCACGGTAAACGGGGCTAGTGGACTCGTTACTAGCGGCTTTGGAATTGCGGTTTCGTCTGGCGCACTGACCTTTTCGGGCACCTCTAGTCCTACAATGGGAATGGGCCGGGATGGATTAGGAAACCTCAATATCACCTCAACTTGGGCCCTCAGTATAGTTGCTCCCGGAGGGGCTGTCTTTGCCTATCCCCTCGATATTCAAAGCCCGCTTGTAGCGGTTGCGAATACAACATTCACCACAATCAGGGCTTTAAGCTTTTCTCCTTGTCGAGTAACCGTGTTTGTGGTCGGCCTTGGGAGCGCAGAACTTTTTTGGGACGGCTCCACCCTAAGTGTTTGGAAGAGTTTGGCGGATACAAATATCGTAGCCGCTGCCTCGGCCGCATCCAACGAAGTCGCGTGGAGAATGAACGGCACCAACCTGCAGGCAAGCAATAATACAGGCTCTAGCAAAAATTGCTATGCCGGATTCGCGAGGAGATAATATGAGCGAAGAAACTGAGAACGAAATCGAAGAAGCAGCGCCTGAGCAAATAATTGAGACTCCAGACTATACCCCCCAGGACGCATACCACGTGCGCAAATGGGAGTTGGCCGGTAAGCCCGATGTTGACAAACTAGACGGAGACGGGAACAAGTGGAAGCCGTTTATCGTATCCCTTTTGCAAGAAGATGGGACCTATATTCGGCAAGCCCTGCCTGAAGCTAAGCCTCCCACGGATGCGGACATAGCCAAGCAGTATCAAAAGGCGTACCAGGCGGCAGAGGAGATTATCTTCTTGCTGATGGGTAGAGTAGCCCCTACGCTGGTCACCAAGAACTACTGCACCTGGGACAATGTTAATGCCGAGGGGACCAAGTTCACCAAGTATCACCGCGAAGTAATCGCGGACTTTAAGAACGCCGGCCGCCACCCGGATGCAGGGGACGAAATGTACCAGGTGTTTGTTGACAGCCCTCAAAACACATTCCCCTGGGTAAGGGACGAGGCTATCCTGGCCATCTTCGCTACTACCATCCCCAGGAATCCTAAGTAGTGGATAGCCTGGAGGTAGTAAAGTCCAACCTGAGTGATCTTAATTACTGCTTTGGTCGGGCTATCACTACAATTGAGGGGTGGGTGGGCACCCTGGGGATGATGTATTTCCAGCCCGGCACCATCGGGGCTACGATCCTTGGGGTGTGCGTGATGGACCTTTTCACAGGGACTATGCTCAGCCGAAAGATCACTCGCATTCTGGCGTCTCCAGATAAAAGCCACGAGTTCCCAGAATTAATGGAACTCATTACAACCGGAAAGAAACTCCCCTTCACTTGGAAACGCTGGGGACAGTGGTTGGATAAAATGTTGGTGGTGTTCGGACTGATTGCAGGGTGTGAGTGGTTCAAGCTCTACCTCAACCACAACGAATGGTCCGCTGATGGGGGAGCCTTTGCTATCGGCGCTGTGTATTTTGTGCTCCTGTTCACCAACCTGCGGTCCATCGTAAGGAACACGGCGCTGGTGACTGAGAACAGTCTGCTCCTTTCCATCTGGAAGTGGATGGGTTCAGACAATGGCATCCCTCCTATCGGAAACTTCTCCTTCCTCCAGCAACACACCACCTCGACCACTACTCCTATGGGTGTTAAAGTAACAGAAGTAACCACAACAATCGAAAGTGAGAATAAGGCAAATGAACATTCTGGAGAACATTAAGAAGGCTGTTGCCATTGCCCCCGTTATTTCCGCTATGGTGGGATTGGTGGACAATGCTGAGGGACTGACCGGAGAACAGAAGAAAGGTGCCCTATTGTCGGCTTGGAACGCTGTTGAGAAAGCCCTGGGCTTCGACTGGGAAGATAAGTATGTCTCCATCGGAATTGAGGTGATCTACGCCTTGGGAAAGTTCGTGGGAATCCTCAAGAGTTCTGGCGCACCTACGCCGGCTCTGCCTGGGAAGTAGTCCAGGACCTTCTTGAGCCTTCCCTTGCGCACCTCATCAAACCCTGGGCCGAACGATTGGCTGCTGCTCAATCAGATTTGGTCCATTATAATGACAGGCACGACAGCTTCAAGCAGATGGCCGGAGCTTTGGAGCAACTCGACGGAAGAGGGAACTCCGTGTCTGCTAAGCTCCTGGGATACACTCTCGAGGGGCTGAAGCACGGGGTCCAACATACTGAGATACTACCCTCTTCCCCCAACGAATACTTCGACCTGGCAGCTAAGCTGCGGAAGGATTTGCAATGAAAGGTTTAGCTGAAATCCCCTTCAAGGAAGGGGACCTGCACCTCTACGTCAACGGTAAGGACAACACCCAAAAGGTATTCCGCATCAAGGACGGTAAGGGAGTCCCTGTCCCAGTCAACGGTAGGGAGGTGTTCCCTGCATTCCCTCACGGAGTTAACGGCACTGATCAGGCCCGCCAGGGTAACGATGCCCCCGAGGGTATCTACATCCTGGAAGCTCCCATCTACACTGGAGCCAATGAGCCCGACGAAATCAAGCGGGCATACGGCCGAGTGTTCGTGCCTATGCGGATGTGGAAGGGTAAGAGCGATGGCCGGCTGGGTTTTGGGGTCCACGGCGGGGGCCACTGGGGAAAGCACTGGGACGATTATCAGCCGCTGACCTACACCCTGGGCTGTGACCGCACCCACAACAAGGACGCTGAGAGTGTGGCCTGGCTCCAGAAGGACTGCACTGCTCGAGGCTGCACGTTCTGGATGACTCTCGACCACGTTGGTGGGGTAGGGCTCGTCTAATGCGTTACCCCACTGGAACCCCTTCTGATGGTGACGTTCCTGTCTTCCGTTCCAGTGATAATCTGGCACACTGGGAAGCACAGGCTGGTGGAGGGGGCACAAGTGCAGACGTTCAGAATCAGCTAAACGCTCTGGCCCTGGGTCAGGGTGTAGAGTTGGCTGTGATGCCCTCATATGACAACGTAGGAGGCCAGGGGGACCGTCACACGTTTATCACGGCTACGTCTTCTGGGCTCGACGGCACAGCAGCCAACCTGGTTAGTGGCGGGTATTTCTACCCCACTAATGGCACAGGCACAGGGAGTGTAGCGGGGAAGTATCTACGGCTAGAGTTCGCAGTCCCGGTCATCATCACAGAAATCAGTCTGGACATTGGTGCCACCGTTTCCGAAGGGACGTGGAAATATCAAGCCAGTCAGGACGGCTCTACCTGGGTGGATATAGTCACAGCTTTCACCCTAACCACCTCTGGAGGAACCGGGTCGAGCGGAGGAGCAGACCACGCCTCCAGAATTAACCAACTGGTGAAGGCTGTTGCTGCTCCCTATGCTTGGAAAAACTACAGGCTGGTTGGGGTCAGTGGCACCAGTAACCAGTCTTATCTTAATCAGATCGAGTTAAAAATACTTGGCTTAGAATGAAGAAAGCCCACGGTGTTTCACGTAGGCCCTTCATCTTATAACTTAGGGGTGGTAGAGAACGTCCAGATACTCTACCACCCCTATTCTATCTTGTGGTTACTGTTCTGCCAAGTAGTTGACAAATATGTTGACAGTATCATTGACACTGGCCAAGGCATAGATGGAGTCACCTGGACGCAGAGTGGGTTTGAATGGTGGAACCAATGATTCATCTGCCGCGATAGGAACGGCGCTGTAAATCAACCACTCATCACCAGGGTCTTCTCCTTGAGGAACGATGGCTACTGAGAAAGTAGCTGATGACCCACGGTTACAGAACAACATCTCTGGAAGCACCTCACCAGAGTTCAGGTTGTTGGTCAGAATTGACACCCACTCATCTGTAAGAGTTACCACCCCTGTGGAACTGGGTGCATACATCGGCCGATTGAAGGCCATCGTATCCGAAGAGTAGCTTCTTGCGCTGACTGATGCATTCATTAATTTAGTCTCCGATCCGTTTCATAGTTAGGTTGAGATACACAGCACCGATACTACCACCACTCCCAGCGGCCATTGCAAATCCCATAGTATTACCATTGAGGTAAGCAACAGCGTGAGCAGCTATAGTCATAGACCCAAGGGGAGAAGTTCCAATGATACCTGGTTGGCCAAGAGGTGCTCCGGTATTGCTTAAGTAAATTCCGAAACTACCGTTGACACCTCCAGGGGTGAAGGTAATGGAACCAGTGACGATCATCTCGTAGGTTCCTGGGACAGGTGGAGTCCAAAAAATCCAACCACTTGGACCACCAACCCTGTTCAGGGAGTATGTTCCTCCTCCAGTGCTGTAGGCTGTCCACGTAGGTGGGCTTAACAAGGACAGGTATCCACCCCAATAAGGCACGTTCAAAGCTGCAGTGGGGTTCCCGTTAGTCCACACACCTCCTGAGTAGACCAGCCCCTGACCGTTGACTGGACCAGAGATACTGACATCAGCCAGACCGGCCAGGGTAGGCGTGTAGACCACCCAGGCAGACCCGTTCCAGCGCAGGTTAGAACCAGTCACCTTACCAGCCGTGTTGACGTTGGAGTGACTGTCCAGGGTGTGGGCTCCGGTGAGACTGGAAGCGGGGATGTTGACCCAGGCAGTGCCATTCCACTGTGCCAAGTCACCGCTGGCCAGCGCCGTAAAGGTGGTGTCATTGAGTTCCTCAAACGTCGGAGGGGCAGCGTTGGTCCAGTTGCCTCCCACCCTTTTGATGAACTGTCCGTTGGTAACGCTTCCAGTTACAGCACTGTCTGAGTGGGTGGTAGACAACACCAGGTGGGGACCAGCAGCCGGCAGGTCAATCGCTACCCAATCCCCTGCTCCAGCATCCCAACTTACCACCTGACCGTCTGTAGGACTGGGAAAATCTGTGTCTGTGTGGTCATTGAGAGCGTGGGGGACAAGCTCCCCATTCCCACCCTTGGCGTCCACCGTGTAGACGAACCCATTCGACCCGTTGAGGATGGTGAAGGGACTATCCCAGTCGGCTCCCGTGGTCTTGAACTCGAACGTCACCTCATCATCCAGGTCCAGTTCGAAGATGCCGTGCCAGGCTTCTCCCTCATAATCATCTGCGTGAGGGAGCATAGCCTCCTGGACCAGGGTCCCATTGACGCGAATGCCAAGGTAAATCTGCTGGTCTGGTGGGTCCCCAGTGTATTGGATGCGGAACCCACTGTAACCAACAGCATAGACACCATAGCGAGGGATGGTGAAAGTATCCCCACCATCAGCAAAGAAACTGGGAGGGCAATAGGTTAGGTTAGTGATGGCAGACAAGTCAAAGTCAATTGGCTGATAGGTATCGACTACAGCAGCGGTCAGTTCCTTGGTGCCAAGCCCGTCTGCTCCTTGTCTACCTTCAGCGCCGTAGAACGCTGTGTTACCAGAACTTAGGACTACCCAACTGGTGCCATCAAAATAGTAGAAGTTGTTATCCCCTTCTGAGTAGAGAAGGTCACCTTCCGCAGCCGGCTGGAATACCCACTTGCCAGTATGTGTGTTCATATCAGCAACGTAGGTAGCAATGTATTTGTAGAACGCTGAGTAGGTGGGGTCACTAACTGGAACCACATACCGTTGATACATTGTAGTTGCCCACGAACCAGAAGCTGTAGTGACAGAAGCTACTCGCCCCTTCCAGTTACTATAGAAAGAGTCTACTAAACTATTAGGCATCCAGAACTTTAAGCTGGTAGTGGCATAGCTCAATACTTCCGGTGATAGGGTTGGGGCAATGGTAGCTCCAACTGTTTCGATAATAGTGAGAGACTCATCACGTTTGCGAGAGTATACCTGGGCTCCGGTGAGTTGCTCTGCAATCTCAGCCCAGGTCCCGTCATACTGCACCAGTTCTCCGATCAAAGAAGCCCAGGCTCCAGTAGCGTTTACTCCTACAATGTATCTATCTCCAGTAGTAGGACTGGTAGCTGGAGCGGCTGCGGTCAGGGTGCGCCGGCCATCATCCTTAACGGGCTCCAGAACAAGCCTGTTGCCCCACTCCCCAGAGCCATCTCCCTCAGTCTCTGGAACGCTGGAGTAGCGTTGGTCTCGGTTATTTTGGTCACGTGTGCGGAACACTCTGGACCCTCCCTATGGTTACAAGATGCTCTAGTTTACCACGGGTCGAGGCAAAATAAAACGGACCCTCCAGTTAAGGAAGGCCCGTAAGGGAAGGGTCTTTGTGACGGTGATTTCTCACCAACTGATTGATTCCGCTTTTAGGAGTCTAAACCAATTCATACTTGGTTGTCAATGCCTGTTGGACAACCAATCGTTTACGATTCTCTCTACTGTCTCTCCATACGAGAGTTCCCATCCATCAGCCATAGCGCGCAAGGAACTGTCGGTATGTTCGTTGATCTGGATTGTTCGCCGAACTGACGAACCCATTTCCCGATTCGAGTTCCGCTTGTAGCGCCGCTGCTTTGATGGTTCGTTTTCCTGGTAATCGCTCACGAGGTAGTCTTCGATAGAACCACAGCACAACCCTTGCTCCAGGAACATCAGAATAGTGCTTGTCCACTACGTGGGTCTTGATTTGCTTGTCATCATCGTAAGGGCCGAAATAGACTACCTTCTTGGCCCGCTTCCCAGTCTCTGGGTCAGGTTTCTTCAGGCGGATGAGCCGGCAACCGTTGAGCCCATCACAGATGGATTTGATGACGTTATCATTGTCAGGGATCTTGGAAGACTCAATGGTCATCGTAGGGTGCCAGTCTTTGGGCTTCGGATAGAACAGGTAAAGGAACGCCCGACACCAGCCGTCAAAGGGGTAATCCAGAAGCTTCCCCTGCTCATAGGCCGCGTTGTGGAAGTAGTTGCGCACACGGTTCTGGAAAGCCCTGGAGATGGGGTCCTTGTAGGTCTGAGCAACCCACTGCCCACCGGGAATCTCTACAGCCTTTGCACCACCAGACTTGTTCCCCAGAGGTAGCTCAGGAATCCAGAAGTCAAAGCTGTGGTCGAATACTCCCGGAGCCTTGGGAACGGGGATGGTTATGTATTCCCACTCAACGTCACTCACGGCTGTATTCCGGCCAATCCTTGTTGTGCAGATGACAGTAGTCCCATTCAAACTTCTCTCCTTTATCAATGACACCACACCTTTGCCAGCCAGACTCTACTACGTGTGGTCCTGGTTTGAGGATGTTATCACACCCATCCTCATCACAAGAAATGTAGTCAAGTTTTGGTTCACCTTTAGAGTTGGTTCCGTAGTGTTTCATCGCACCACACTCCTATTGTTCTCTTTCACTACATTGATAATCTTACCACCGGAAGGCAAGATGTCTTCGACTGGCAGCGTGACAAGGATGAGGTTCTTCTCATTACCCTGTATCTGCTGAATCGCCTGGAAGAACTCGAACGTCCCTGTCTTGTCCAGGTTTCCAATCGGGTCATCAATGAGGAGCATATTGAGACGCGCATTGTGCTTCCTCATCATAACTAGCCTCAATCCGAGAAGGACAGCAAAACTCGCTCTCCAGGCTTCACCATTTGAGTAAGCGGACAGGTCTTGTAAAAATCCATTATTCTCAATAAGTATTTCAAATCTCTCACGGTTCGTCTGAGACTTAGCCGGGAACGTGATCCGAAACATATCGCCACCAAGTTGCAGGGAGTAAGTATATACGTGCCCTTCCAACTCACCTCTAATCTGGTCAAAGAGGATGTTTTTAATCTCAGTTTTGAATCCAGGATAGAGGGTCCCCAAGAGGTTGTAGTTATAATGGTAGGTATCAAGGTTCTGGTTACCACCTTCCATCTTCTCATAAAGTTCGTGTAGTTCTTTGGTCAAGCTGTGCTTGGAGTCATCCAGGTGTTTGAGCATATTCACCTGCAACTGGTCTTGGTATTCGTGCATACGCTCTTTGATGGTTTGTAGCTCTGCTTGTGCAGCCCTCTCCAGCGCCACCCAGTTGGCATACCTGGTGTAGGCTTCCTGAGCGTGGTGCTGCTTCTCCTGAGCATCTTTCAGTTCATATGCTTTATCGTGGTAGAGCTTGGTTTCTTCCTCACAGATGATACGCAGGTGGGCTACACACTCCGCGTCCACATACCGCTTGCAGGTCGGACAGGAGTTACCCTCATAGAGCCCTTGCTGGTTCTTCCTGAGTTCTACCTCAATCTCCGTCACCTCTCGGGTCAACCGCTGCACCAGTTGATTGGCCTGGTAGAGGGTAGCTTCCAGTTCCTTGGGATTCCCTGGTGGGGTGGAGATTTGCCCTACCAACACGCGAGCCCGGTTGTCCATCTCTGCTATACGCATTTCAATCTGGGTCTTACGAGTCTGCTCCTGGGCTTTCTCCACCTCATATCGCTGCTGTAGCTGGGCAAGCTGTGCTTCCTTCTGTTGGATGGATTGTTGGTAGTGCTGGCGCAGGGACACGATGGAGGTGATTTGCTGCTGATACCACCCCATATCCCTCTTCATAGCCTCACCTGCCTGCTGGAACAGGTAGTCATCTACAAGGTCCCCGAGGATGGCTGAGCGTTCCCCAGGGGTGGAGGCGAGGAACCGACCGGTCTTGGAGTTCCCAAACATTGTGCAGCAGTTCAGGAACACGTTGTAGTTCATCCCAAGGACATCTGCTTCCAGCTTGGGTTGCAACACCTTAACGTCCCCTGTAACCGGAGTAGCTCCCTCAAAGCACCACGAAAGGTTCTGATGCTTCTCGTAGGTTCTCGTTATCTCAAGCCCGTTGAAGAACGCTACCACCTTCATCCGCTTCGCCCCGTGGGAGATCAGATCCGACCCCAGCAGCCCGTGAGCAGACTTCCCATAGAGGCACCAGATGATGGCGTTGAGCAGGGAAGTCTTCCCACCACCGTTAGAGTCTGCCTTGTTATTCTCATCCAGGTTCTTAGCCAGGATGAAGTGGGAGGAGTCTGGAGAGAAGGTGAGGGTCTGCTTGTCCTGATAGCTGCAGAAGTTCTCCAGTTGGATGGCTTGCAGCTTCCACACGTTTGTCTTAGTCACGTAGTTTCTTGGCCTTTCTTCCTTTGAAGTCTTTATCGAAACAGGACTTAGAAGGGAACGACGTTCCCAAGGTATTGTAACGCCAAGGCTCGGTGGTGGCTATCCAATCCACGTTCCTGCAGCCAGATGTCAAGGATCTTCTCAGCATCATTCTCATTAACCTTAGCCATCCGACCATAATCAATCTGCACTGACTTGTCCTTCTTCGGTAGAACACTGATAGTCCAGCGCCGGTTTAACCGGAACCGTTCCTGAGCAATCCCAAGGAACTCAGAGGGGACGCGGATACGCACGTAGTTGTTGTGGTTCTCAAAGAGGGAGGCTATCTCCGCAGGACTCTGTAGCTCATAGGTCTTGTAACGGGGAAACAGTTCCACTCCCTCCAGTTCGACGTTAACTAGTGCAAGGCTGGGGAGACTGGCATCAACCACCCAGACGCCTTGGTCTGGCACATCACCGTGGGTAAGAGGAATGGGACAACCCATATATCTAACGCGAGAGTTAAGCTGCTGGCCGATGTGATAATCGGAAAGCAACACTGCGTTGTAACACTCAGAATGCAGATGTTCAACTCGGGTTTTCTGATTGACTGTATACGTGTTACTTGGTGATACAGTCCCCTCTGAGAGTCCGATATGGCTAAACAATAAACGCTTGCTCGCCCAAGTAGTGTTTCGCGCCTGATCGGCTGCAAGTTTACAGTATTCAATCCACTCCTCCGCTGGATACCACGGTATAAACCAGATGGCAGTATAGAGTTCCGGTAGGAACAAGTGTTGTGGGGTGTTGATAATATGGATGTTGGGGTGTAGGCCGATGAAGAGTTCTACCAATGACTTCTCCGCGTGGGACTTGATGCTGACTTCGTGGTTCCCTCGGATGTAGTAGACAGTTACCTTGTCCGCCCACCGAAGCATCCACTTCTTAATCAGCATCAGCACCTCATAGTTCACACCGTGCTTCTCATCCCAGAAGTCACCGTTGATGATGATGCAGTTACAGGCTTCCCTGATAGCGGTCTGGAGTAGGGACTTGAGTAGCATCTCCCCAGTCCTGAACTCGTTGGTAGGGCCCAGCTTGATGTGCAAATCTCCTGTTGCTAAGGCTCTGATGACACACCACCACAAGACAAATGAATAAAGATAGCAGACATTGCAGCACACCAACTGGTAAGTAACACATTACCTGGATGGTCTGCTGCCTTAGAGCACCCACCATTCCATACTTTTGCTAATCCAATACCATCACAAAAGCCATATACATAGTTACAGTTTGGGCACCTACACATATTTCAATTCCTCCTGATGAAGGGGTTGGTAACGTGGGTCGGAGAGGACTTGTCAATGTAATCCCTGACCCCAGACACTACAATCTGCTGTAAGGATTCGAAGTCCAAGTCATTGGGCTCCTCATTACACATCATCACCATACACTGGATGCCGGCCTGGTAACGTAGCTGGAACAGGATTTCAGTAGCAGCCTTCTGACCGGCCTTGTCCGGGTCCATCCAGATGAAGACCGGCAAGTTGTTGTTCCCCTTGACCCTCTCCTTCAGCCAGTCAAGCTGTGCCGGGTAGAGCTTGGTCCCGAGCAGGGAAACAGCCGTTGCCCACGGACAGAGGGACAGTGCATCAAACACCCCCTCCACCAGGTAGATGATTTCTCCTTGGGGGAACCGATACTTTCCCGGGGCACAGAACAGGTGGTTGGCTTTCTCAATCCCCGCGTCTGCAAACCAACCCTTCCGGTCAATACTCCTTCTCATCCAGGTAGCAGGTCCTGAGTTCCACCCTAACACGTTGTATAACTGCACACCCACCTCACGAGTGGTAGGGGAGTAGCAGACATACTCATCGACAATGCTGGGGAGGAGGTGCTTGTCAGCCATCAGGAAGCAGCGGGCTTCAATCTGCTCCGCGTTCCCGTGGGCCATTCGCTCGAAATCATACTTGGGTTTCTTCGGCTCGGCCTTGCCCGCTTCCAGGTCAACGTTCATATCCTCCGCGTAACCACGGATGTAGTTGATGGTGGTGATACGGCGGATACTCAGATCGTTGTAACCCTTGTCACAGTAGAAGCACTGTCCGAAGTGCCTGAGCACATTCCACCCCAGCTTGGATTTCTGACAAAGGGGACAGATGTAGGTGACTTCATTGTTCTGTTCCCGGCCCACCTGGGGAAGGTTAAGGTAAAGCTTTCTACTCACCGTAGACACCTCGATCCAATTGTTCCTTAACTCCCTCCACGATCATCCCCTTGAATGCCTTGACAAGGGTTTGCTTCAACTCCCAATTCTGTTGAATAGCTTCCTTGGTGCATTCTCGAATGATGTAGATGATTTGCTGTTCAATCTCCTTGCGAATTAACTCATTGACAGTGTGAGGGTTGAACGCATTAGTGAGAGCAAGCTCAATCATCTTGTTCATTTCCCCAGTGTAATCTTGCATATGCTGCATCATCAAGAGACGAACTCTTTCAATGACGAGTTCTAACCGGACATTCACCATAGGGTCTTGATATTCGTGCTCAGCCATTCTTTTGTTCCAACTTCCCTTCAAACTTACAGTAGTGTTTCCAACCCTCTAGAGCTATCTTCCACTTCTCCCAAGCTACCTCAAGTTCGGCTCGACGGAAGTCAAGCTCACGCTTGAGTGACTTACCTACAAGGTCTTTTGGTTCTTCCACTGTTGTAGTTCCCTTTCTAAGTCTGTGATGCGCCGGTTCATATCCCTGATAACCTGGAGTAGGTGGGCTGGGTCTACCTTGTTCTGATAACAACCAGTGTGGTCATTAGATGCATTTCCATAAACAGGGACAACAACTATTGCTTCTTCGTAACTAATCTCTTTCGCCATTACATACCCGCTTCCAGTATTTGATTCATTGTGTGGCACCAGACCCACTGTGTGTTCCCATCATAGGACTGTTCAATGAGGGACTCCACCTGGTATCCCATCTCCACTGGGAATATCCACAGCTTCCCACCTTTGTTCCAGCCTCGACCAAAGGCAGGGTCCCTGGCGCTGTAAGGTAGTTGCTTGAAGGATTGGATAGCAAGTTCATTGTAGGGGAACTTGAAGTAGATAAGCTCCCCGTCCTCAAACACGTGGATGGTTGTAATCTTGTTACTCACCACATCTCCTTGAACGGTTTGTCTAACAGTTCCTTATCTTGTTGCCACTCTTGATAAGTCTTATAGACCTTCTCAGGGTAGTGGTTCTCCATACACTGCCCCGCCCAGTCAACGATGATGAAACCACACCCTTCACAAAGCTCTGGGTATCCTTCATCATCTCCCAGAGTGTCTTCTTTGTTATCCCTATAACCCTGGTCCAGGTCTGCACCCGGGAACATATTCCTTAGAGCACATTGCCTACAAAAATCAGCCATAACAATCTCCTTATCCGAATGGACTGATGGCACCAGCCACCCGTGCCTTCTTGGGCTTTGGTTCTTTGTGTTGCTCCTCCGCTGGGAGGATGTTCTTCGCGTGGTGTGGGTTCATTCGCGCCCACTCAGTATGAATGTTACCATCCTCAAACGTCACCCCAGCCTGCTCGTTGAAACTCAGGCTCATAGTCTTCTTGTGCATATACATATGCACTACGAAGTCGCTGTGCTCATCACGTGCCTTACTGTGGAACAGTCGGACCCGGCTGTGAACCTTGTCTTGCTTGTTCCTGGCGAGGTTGTAGAAGAAGGAGGCGTGGTGCTTGATACCGTGGTGTTCTCCAACGTGATCATCTGATAGAGTGTCCGCGAAGTTGCCTCCACGGTTCGCCTGACAGCCGGTGTGGACGAGCTTGTTCTCGTCCTCTGCCCAGCTTGTCAGGTCGATGCACACCTCATCTACCCCCATCCGCTTCTCCTTGTAGTGGGCTTTGGGTTTGATAACGTTCAGGTAGTCTGGATACACCGCATCCACCAACCCTGCCTGGTCCTCGTCATAGCCCCGTTCCAGGTCGAGTGGCCGGCACTTATCCTCCCAGCGCCTGACAGCATCACGAAGGTCTGTGACGGTCTTCTTACCGCGAGCGTAGCGGAAGATGACGAACCGGTCAGGGAACCTATCCCCCACCCCTCTCCGCAGCCTGTCCAGGTATATCTCCTTGTTCAGGTCTGGGTTGTAACCCAGTGGTAAGTTGGCAATCTTTGCCCGTAACCTAGCATACATCTCCTTGCGCTTAACATCCATTGCGAAGAAAACCGTTCGGATATGGTCAGTCTTAAGAAACCCGTTGATTGCCTGATCACCGAGAACAAGCGTCTTTCCGTCGCCAGAACGCCCGTGGCATACAACAAAAGTCCCGAGGGGCCAACCACCACCAAGCATCCAATCCCACACATCGTGCCCTGTGGTGATGCGCTCTGACCGTAACTCATCCAAGTCCTCCCAGGCTGTTGCTATAGCTTCCGGTGAGAAGGGCATATGAGGTTCTTCACTATCCTCAGACCCTATCCGCTCAGGCTCAAGGAGAACTTCGAAGAACTCCTTGTTTCTACCATACTTCTCAATGATGTCACGGTGTTTAGACCAGTCCGTGAACTGTAGCTCCATCATCATCTTGAAGTGTTCTCGTTCGAAGAAGTAACCCATCACTGCATCGCGGTTTACTTCAACGGGGTTCTGTCGCATCTCATCCAGGATGTTCAGGATGTTGTGCTTCAGAGATTCAGGGATACCCTGGTGGTGTTGGGTTGCGTAGTAAAACCAGGGGTAGGTAGGGCTCCTGTCATTAGCTCTGTAGTGTAGGTCCCACCACTCCCACAAAGCTTTGAGAGCGGGGATTTCAAACTCCACCCCCAGTTCAGCTATCTTGTATTGCATCCGTTTGTATAGCTTAGGGTTCTGGAGAAGGTAACGGAACACTTCTACCTCTGTGGTCAAGGCTTAGTCCTCCGAACCGTGCAGTAGTGTCTTACCTTTGTATAGTGACTTGGCAACGTAAGCTGACTTGAACAATTCCCGCAAGTAATATTCCCACTGATGGTTACCACGGATAGTGTCGAGCCAGTCAACGTAGGTCTTGGATTCCTCACCGATGGTGTAACGACCCGAGCCGTTACCTGAGATGATGTCCTTGTCACAGAGCCACGCGAACATACTCAGCACATCATCTAACCCGTAGTGCCCGAACCACGCTGACCGTGCCTGCCTACCACCAGGGCCCACATCGTTCTTGGTGATGCGTTGGTGGATGCAGTAGCCCACCTCAAACTCAGAGTCAAGCTCCTTCTCCATCGTGGAGTTAAGGAACGGGCCGATGGAGGCGCGGTCCACTTCAATACGGATGCTGATGTTGTGCTTGATAGCCCAACCCCCTGGGGAGTTGCTTGACTTGGGACCGTAGGAAAAGAAGTCCACGTTGTCACGTAGCTGGTTGATGAGGATGAGGTAGAAGTTCAGGTCCGCCATCCGCTTGTATTCTTCTGACTTGAAGAACCTATCCCAGTAAGCGGGAGCGGACATCGGCTGGTTCTTTTCCTTCACACCCTTCTTGTTCTTGTCCCAGGTTACCAGGTCTTCGATACCAAAGCTGGCCACCGAGTTCACTACACACACGGTGGGAGTCTGGATAGGTTCAGCCGGTGCGTGAGTCAGGGACTGGATGAGGAACTTAAACTCATCCATCAACTGCTGCAAGTGCATCGGGGTCTTGATGATGAGGGAGTCAGGGTCTGTGTTCATTCCGGTGAGATTGAACAACCCATCTCCGATACGCTTCTCACCCTTGAACCACACCACGCGACCACCCTGTTCCTGCGCGGATGCACCGATGAGGGAGGCAACTATATCCTTGCCCGCGTTCTCTGGGCCACGGATCATAATCGCTCTACCCCCAGGGATGCCCCTCCCACCGGAGATAGCACAGTCCAAGGGGGTCTGCTTCGTCGGCAACCAATGCTGAACTCCTGAGAAGGGCTCACTACCCCAGGACTTCAGCCGGTCAGCTAGAGATAAAGAGGAATCAAACGACTGCTTCCTAGCCACGGGTTACCAACTTAATGACACTTCGCCTGACCCAACCGTGGGAGTCATCTGGCCAACGAACTTGATGGGTAGTGAAGTTGTGGTGTAGTTGCATCACCCCTCCTAATACGCCGAGAAGTCGTTCAGGTCAAACCCGTAGGTGGTCATCAGCTTCTGTCCCCACCAAGTGCCCAACGCCATTGCCTTACAGTAATCGTAGCTCTGCTTGAGGGACTTCTTGTAACCACCAGAGCCACATCCCCAGGTGCGCAGTCCTGCAGGATACTTCTCGTAGATGAGGTTGAAGTTCTGGATGGAGTGGTAGAGCGAAGACGCAGCCTCCATATTGCCAACCGAATATGAATTGCCAGCTTTCATAATGTTGAACCAACTACCGTGAGTTGGGTCATTGAGGTATTGGTTCTGGCTGGCGAGTTGTTGGATCAACTGGATGAGGGGGGTTGTAGTCTTGCCCAGTCCATCCCGCTCACGCACCTTAAGGATACAGGGTTGTATAGAGTTGTAATCCGGCATCGGATTCTCATACTCCCCGACCTTGACCATACGCGCCTTGAGCAGAGCAGGGAACAGGTATGAGCGATTGCTCCAGGCGTTGAACCCATACTCAATTTCACCCTTGGCATTCACACCACAGATGGCGTTATACATAGAGGGGTCGGTGCGGAAGATGGTGTTGAGCAAGTCATCCTCATCCAGCGCCGCCATCACCTCACACCAGAAGCACGGCTGCTTGATGAGGGACCCATCGTAGTCTCGTCTCACATCCTCATAGCTCTCGGTGCAGAGAACCTTTACCGGGTCCTTACCAGGCTGAGTCTGGATGAGGTGGACGGTGTAAACGTGGAAGCCCCCGGGCAGGTGGGTGGGGTGGTTCATCAGGCGGACGCTGTAAGTCTGATCCTTCTCGAACTTCCAACAGTCGATGGTGGGGAAGAAGCTGCCCTTGCTCTCCTGTTGCTTGCGTTCCTTCTGCTTCTCCCAGCGTGGGTCACCCGTGAACCCTGAGAGGTTGAGCCCCCCACCATACCCCTGCATAGCCTGGGGATTGAATCCTCCTGGGGTAGGAGACACCTGGATGGGAGCCGGCTGTCCTCCAACGTAGGCGACCGGTTGAGTCTGTGCTTGCTGAAACTGTGATGGGGTTGGTGTAAAGTTAGCCCCCGCAATCACAGAGGGTGCTCCGTTAAAAGGTGGTGGCGGTCCAAAGTTATTCATTGTTGTTACCCTTCCAATATTCTAATGCTGCCTCATGACAGAGTTTTACTTCTTCGTTGTCGATCAGATGTCCACCGTAGGAATCTTCACTTCTTTCCCACAGTGGTTTGCCAAGGTGTTTCCTCAACCACCCCAGCAGATACTCAGATGCCTCCCAAGGGTCCCACCCGTCTTCATCGTTATCCTTCATTGATTCGTGGGCCATATCCTGAAGGATGGAATGGGTCTTGATGGAACAGAAGTCACCATCATCTACGAATGCACCAATGAAGTAACGGTCTCCTTTCTCTATAGGTAACCCACTCATCTCACACCTTCGCTTGTGATTGCGTTTAGCAATCCTCCTATCGTATCGGAGTGTTGTTGACATTACCCTTCCTATTCTTCCGTCATATCGTTGTATTGAATGGTGCGATTCACACGGCCCTGGGCACCGGGGATGAAGTCAGCCTTGCCGTCGAGCGATTGCACGTAGGCTAAGACCTGTCTCTTCTCCACCTCAAGCTTCACCCACTCCAGGTGGATAGCGTTGTAGTCTGGAGCCGACCGAGCAAGTGCTTTGCCAGCCTCCATCCCATAGGGTTTCTTCGTAACAGGGTTTTCCATACTGGCATACTGCACCCCCCAATAGTTCTCTGATTGTTTGAGGTAGTTCTTGAGGAGGACACAACGTCCCCAGAGGATAGCGTGTTTCTGTGCATAGTCATTCCTTAACCAGTTGATTGAGTGTTTGTCCCCATCCAGGTTGGCGTCATCGTTGAGAAGGAACTCAACGTGGTCCGGTGGTATGACACCGGGGAAATCAAAAGAGTCCACTACTCACCCAACGTTCCCAGGATTAGGTATTCAATTTCCTCTTGTCCCTCAACATCAATTTCCATACGGAAACCTTGAATCTTAGACTCGGGTTCGATACAGTCCAGTGTCTTGTTCACCAGTTCCTTGAGCGTTTCAATCTTATTGAACGGTCCCATTCTCTCTATCCTTTCTCAGAGCAACCATCTGTTCGTGGTTGTTGACTCGTGCCATCAGCACCTTAATCTTGTCCCGCTCATCACGGTCAAAGTAGGCTCCGACCTGTAGCTCGTCCAACACCAGGTCAATCTCCCCAGCGAGTAACCAGGGCAGTAGGGTTTGGTTAATACCTAAGTGACTACTCACCAAGCACCTCCTTTATCTTCTGGAGGCATTGGGTGAACCACTCCTCTGCATCCTTGAGGGATTGGAAGTAAGCAACCCCATTCTGGTCACACCCATCCCACACTGATACGTTACAGGGAGTAGGTGACAGAGGGTTGATTTCAAAGGACAGCTTCTCTGTATACTCCCCCAACATATCGTTCTCGGTAGCGAATATTCTGCCGTGGGTATTGGCTATTATCTCACTCACGTTCCACCTCCAGCTTTCATCTTCTCAGGGTAGTAGCGCCCCTTACGTAGCTCTGCCTCCATTGCCCACACCGCCAGATGGAGTCTAGCCAATTCATACTCCGCTCTAATCTTAGGGGTAGGGGAGAAGGTGATCTCCATAATGGTAAGCACCTTACGCAACCACCAACAGTAGGGCTCCAGCCAATCGTTAAGTTCCTCATCCATTGGCATCTCACTACCAACCAGAAGAACTGGTTTCTCCGTGCAGTCAATGATGAGGCACCCGTTCCAGTGTGGATAGAACTTGTTGAAGTAGTCAGTGACTGACATCGGGACGTAGAGGTATCTACCTTCCACGTTAGTGTTCCTTTGGCTGAGGTAGCCTACATAGTGCGTGTTCCTGGAGGCGTCTGCAATTGGCCTTAGCAAACTCCTTCTCCAGCATACCCACCAGTCCACCGGCTGATACAGGTGCTTGCTTAGGGTAAACCAATCCAGGGTATTGATACACAATCCTATCAACCAGGTCCATTGCTTGTTCGGGTGTCATCATACTCTCTTCCACCCCATCTCTTCCATATCAAAGTAGTTACTTCCAGCCTTCACTTCACCACGTAGTGGGTTCTCTTGTTCAGTGAAACCGAAGTTGAAACCCAAGTCATCCAACCGTTGGGGGTTGTAGAGGATGGTGACCATCCGATCCACAATCTCCTGGAGGTGAGGGGTTGCAATCTCTGACACGATAGCATCGTGAACGGAAGAGATGGGGGCAAGGTCCTGGGCAAGTTGAGCATCCACAATCCGCTCATCGTGTAGCGCCACCAGCCCACTGTTGTTAATCTGAGCAGCCGGCCCTTGATGCACGAAGTTCCACGCCTTGCGCAACATATGCCCATCGTGTCCACTGACGTTCAGCTTCTTGTTCAGGTCATAGGGCAGGGTCCAGTAGTCCACCTCCCGGTTGTAGTCATAGAGTTGTTGTAATGGGAAGCGTTGTCTGGTTCCCGTTACAGTCACCACCATCTGCCCATAGAACACAGCGTGACGCACCGCCTCATACGCACGGTGAACCTCCGGGTATAGCTCGTAGAAGAACTGCTTGAGCAGGGTGTCCGCCTGCTCATAGGTGCATCCCAATACCTGGGACAGGGCGTGAGGGGAGCGACCATACTGCAGCGCCAACAGGATGTCATTCTTGGCAACCACACGCATAGCTTTGGTCACCTTGTCAGGGGTGATGTGAGGGTCCACCACCTTGAAGAAGTGAGCCCCAAGGTTACGATAGTAATCTGCATAGGGATTTTTCGGTTCGTGGACACCAAGCAAGAAGATGTCCTTCATCCGCTGGCTACCACTCAACCACGCCAGCAACACAGGTTCAATGGTCTTCAAGTCCGAGTTCACCAGGGTGAAACCTGGACGAGCGATGTAACCACGGCGCACCTCAGCTACCTTAGCCTGGTCACCACGCGCCATAATGTTTTGCATATTGGGTTCACTCGCCCACCTTGAAGTATCAGTTCCCTCTGACTTGCCTTCCTTGATTTCCCCAGCTTGCTGATTGAAGTCTGACTTACTGATCTTCCACATCGGGTGGATGCGGGCAATCCCATCAGCGTAGATGTGCGTGGCATAGTAGAGGGGCATATCCAAAGACTTACTGATGAAGTCCCGGTTGGTCCGGTTACTGTCAATCGCCTTCCACAAAGCACCAATGTCCCCAGACACCTGGGATAGGACTTGTTGGATAGCGTCACCTGATACTTGCCACAGTCCCGAGGGGGTCTTGTTGAGTTGCTGTGCTACGTGTGGGTGATAGTGGATGGTGTATTCAGCCAGCGTGTTCATCAGCTTGACGGACTTGGTATTGCACACCTCATACCCTGCGTGGGCTACGAAGGGGTGCTTGTCCAACCAGGCAGAGGTTTCTTTGATAGAGGCTTCTGCTCTCTGTTGTGCAGCCAGGAAGTGGTTAAGGTCCACTGGGATACCGAGCAGACTGGATAGGGTGGCCCCTCGAATCTCATCCATCTTCGCCATATAGGGAACGTAACGTTCGTGGTCCTCATCCTCCATCTTGCCCAAGCATAGGTCGAGTAGCTCACCACCCCACCCACCGTCGAGTCCACAATACTCTTCCAGGAAATCAGGGTCTAAGTCCCCATAGTCAGGGTGCTTCAGTCCACTCTTCTTGAGGGCAGCGATAGCATCTTTAACAGCAACAGAGTAATCAGGCTCACGGAAGTAGTGGGTAACCAGGTCCTTCTGTCCGTTCCCTACTCGGCCCTGGTCCATAAGGAAGTGCCACTGATAGTAATCGTGGATACCAGGTAGCTGGCGGAAAAAGTCTAACGGCTCCTCCACAGTAAGAGGTAGACTGCAAGATAGTATGTGGCACAAGTCAAAGAGAATGTTAGAACCACCCACCTTCTTGGGAACTCCACACCCAAGCACCAGATACTTAATCCAAGCATACACAGTAGGTTTATCAAGGTCACGAGTTCTAACCACAACGGATTTACTAAGACCACTGCTATCCCTATAGCGTATAACAAAGCATAGTATCTTAGTAGCTGGATGGAAGACGGTGCAACGTTCTTTGATGTTGACATTGATGTTGCTCTCCACATCTAACACAATGTGTGTTGCCTGGAAGTAGTCTGGGTTCATTGCCAACCACGTTCCCACCTCATCCCAGGTCTGAGTCTTCAGCCGGTCAATGTGGAAGCAGGGTTTCTGATACTCACCGGTAGCGATGCGGTTGGCCAGTCTGAACACCGAGACATACTCAGGACGCAGGTCCTTCCCTCCATCATCGTAGGACTGGAAGTGGACAGAAGGAGCGTTGGTAACCAGCACCGCGATGTCCTGGTTAGGTCCAGTCCAGTGGATACCGTGCTTGGCTTGGTCCACGCGCAGCTTGCTGTCGGGGAGGATGGTAGCCATAGCGTTACTACCCAAGCACACCACACATCCCAGCTTACCCTGACGGTGGAGGGACAGCACATCCTCCCAGGTGTAGATGGCACAGCACTGGTGAGCTACCTTTAGCTTCACCTTGTCTTGGTAGTATTCAGCCGGGTCACACTTCAGAACAGAGGTGACCGCATACGGAACCGTGAGTCGCTTGAGGATGTCAAATAAGAATTGGGTGCCGTTGGTTTCCGGCGGGTAGTAACCACCGTGGTGTTCAGGAGCACCACCCACCACCACTACAAACTTCCCCTCCATCTGTGCTGGCTTAAGGTGTTCATACCCGTGCAACACATTAGCTTTGTAGTAAGGGGAACGGGTGTAGAGTTGGCACACACTACAGGCTTCAGAGTATCCGCTCACGTTAGTTCTTCTTCCTATTCACACTAATAGATTCAATAGTGGTATCTTCAGGGTTGTCTCTCATCTCTTGGAAGAGGTTCTTGGCTGCGTCAATACACTCTTCACAGAAATCAATAGGAGGAACATTTGAGTAGTCAACATCAAGTTGAACTAACACCTCCTTATTCTTTCCACACCTATCACAGGTGTTGCTTGTCCGGTATGCGATAAACTTAATGTCCATTGGAACCTCCTTAGATAAAAGAGCCCTCTCTTCCCAGGCGTAGATAACTAAGAAGAGAGGGCTCAAGACTTAGTTACTGGATCTTACCATCGGCTCCGATCAATCCGGCCTGACCGGCCACGTTGTAGATTACCTCTGCCGTAAGCTGAGGAAAGCCCTGCTGTTGGTAGCTTGCGGCGAAGTGCTGCGCCAGTTGTCCTGCATCATAGTTCTTGTATGCCCGAAGGGACACCGTAAGCTGGTCGATGGTGCCCTTGTCCAAACCACCAGGAGCTTGAGCAGCCGGCGCTGCCTGGGTCTGTTGGTCTTGTTCTTGAGGAGGCTGCTGTCCGCCGTCGTTCAGCATCATATTGTAAAGGGCCTGACACAGAGAGAACAGTTCCTCTACCTTGGTGACGAGAGGTTTGAAGCCGGCGGTCACTGCCTTCTCAATCTTACCATCCACCCCAGCCAGACTCTTGGTGACCGAGGCACCCAAGTCCTCAAGCTTGGCCAGCACAGGACCCAGGTCAGACCCACCCTGCGGTGCAGGAGAGGGTGCTGGAGGGAAGGGCTGAGGGGCAACCATAGGCTGAGGAGCCGGCGGTGTGAAGGCACCTGGAGCAGGGGGCTGAGGAGGAGCTACGTTGGCACCAGGCACAGGGTGCTGCATCTGCCCCAGGGGAGGGAAGCCGGGAGCCGGAGGCGGGCCACCAGGGAAGCCTTGAGGAGGAGCCGGAGGCTGGGGCGCAGCGCCAGGGTTGAATCCACCAGGGGGCATAGGAGGGGGACCACCCACACCACCGCCAGGGACGGGAGGGGGAGGAGCAACTCCAGCAGCGGGAGGGGTAGCGGCACCGGTTTGTTTCTTAGCACGAGGCATTGGGTATCTCCATTCTATTTTCGAAGTATGAATTGGTTCGTATCGAACCGCTTGTTTACCTGTTGACTTACCTAGAATTATTCACTTTCTGTTGGGCATAAAGTTTACACTGGTAAGTGTCTTATGTCCTGACAGATGTTTGTTCTTTCCATCCGCTCCCGTATCTCAGTAGCGGACAGACATAATATCTCTTGCAGTCCCCTAGTCAACCACGGGTCACCGACTGGACCAGGGGCATCACGCATCAGGTATTCCAACCGCATCTTCCACCAGTGGAACAGAGCGGTCAGGGATTGGTCATCACGCTTTGCGTTAGCTGGCGGAGGGGGTGGGTGGTAGATGTGAATGTAACTCATTGTTACCTCCTGGGATAGTTAGTTCCTCATTGAATTCATATTCCTTTCTTACCCTTGTAATGATAAGCCCTGGGTGCGTAGGGTATTTCTGAGTTTAAAAAATCTTAGGGTCGTTAGACTCCCTCCAGATTTTTTTAAAGTTCTGACCCCTGTTCCTATCGTAGGTTTTGGTTGTTAGAGTGACCCCATTCTAACACATCTAGACTGCTGATTCACCCTGTGATACAGTTGTTTTATGACACAGCTACCTTTGAAAATCTTCCGCAATCTCATCTTGTCTCCTAATCCGTGGGGGACAATGGACTCTAAGAGGGGTCCTTGTTGGATTTGGAAAGGTGGTAAGAACCCGGCTGGTTACGGGATGGCTCGGTTCGATGGGAAGGTGTGGATGGTTCGTCACCTGGTTCACAGTTTGTTTGGTGGGTCAGACATTCCCAGGGGTTCCATACTTCTTTCACATTGTGGTAACCGTGCTTGTTGTAGTCCCAAACATTTTGAACTTGTTACTCGTGTTGAGGCTAGAAGGATACAAGATGAGTGGGTAGCAGAACATAAGAGGCTGCGGCGTAAGGCTAAACTAGAAAGGGAAGAGAAGCGCCGGCTGGAGTTGGGTGTTACTGAGGACTGGTGTGTTTAACCATTTGGATTGCTTGGTGATTTCTTTTCCACCACTTCTTCTGGTCTTGTAATTACAACCTTCTTAACCATCCTCATCGGACCACCCTCCCACAGGCTAGTCCAATCATTCTCAATTGTAATTACAAGGTCACTCGCCTTGGTCCCAGGGTTAGCAGTGACGAATGCCTCCAGCTTTTCTCTGATGAGTTGTTCTGTCACCATCGTTAGTAGTTTGATGCGATACTCAATCGCTCCGGCGTCATACTCAAGGGTTCCAACCAACCCGTCCAGGACGCGGCCGATGTTCCCTCTATGTTTATTGATGTGGACCATCCCATTCTCCTTTCTCTTTCCACCTCACCCATTGCTTCAGCCATTGTTCGCCGGCTGGAGTGGGTTGCCAAGTAAGACGATCACCAACCTCTACCAGTCCTTGCACCCGCATACGGTGGAGTAACCTTTCGGTATTGCCATTGTCTACGTGTGCGATACCGAACTTACCCACCTTGTTGTGGATGTTGGTTAGTGTTCTCTCTTCAGGCTTTAGTTTCTCCATTGCCCTAAGTGTATCGTAGTTGATCTCATCCCACCCTCTCTTAGCCATTGGGTGGTAGTGGTCCGATGAAGTTAAAGGGGTAGAAGAAGGATACCTTGGTGATGTTCTCTTCACTCTTGTATCTTCTGGCTACGTGCAGGGCATCAGTCTCCTCTGCAAAGTTCATTGAGCTACCCACTCCATCTGAGTATCGTGTGTTGATCATAATGTGATTGCTCCAGTCACTTCTTATGTAGCGTATGATTGTCATTTCAACTCCTCCTTCGGTATGTCTGAGAAGCAACCACACCCACCCCAGTCTAGTTGGCCCTCTTCAGTCTTGGCTATCTCTTCCGCTCGTTCGCGGAGTTCCTTGAGGGTGAGGTAACGCTTCTCGTTGTTGACCTGCTCCCGCAGGATAGTGACATCCTTACCCAGGTAGCTGCGCAACACCGTCTCTTGAATCTCGTGTTGGAAGTAGACATCCGGTAAGGTCTTGAGCAGGTGTAGGAAGTGTGCCTTACCTGCCTTGACACAGAACCCACCACAATTATTGTGGGGAAACCCGAGCCGGTAAAGCCGGGGCATATCAATCCCCAACTCAGCCAGGCTGGCAATGAGTTTGTTCTTGTCATATGCCTTGTCCTCAACGAGGGGGAACTTGCAGGTGTAGGGGTTCCACCAATTCTCTACGTTCTTGATCCGGTGGGCTTCCATCCAATCAATGCCGAACCATAGCTCACAGTCAGCCGGTGTATACCGTTGCTCGACCCAGGTTTTGCATAGCTCCCGCTTCAGAATCCTGGAGCATGGGTCAACCCGTGAGTTCCCCAGGAACCGCTTGTCTTTGAACACCTGCCAGGGGTTGCGACCATCAGCGATAATGGTGACAGGGACACCAAGGTAGGCAGAGGTTTGGGTCAAGAACCGGTAAAGGTCTGGGTCTTCCATCCTTGTGTCGGAGAACAGGAGGACCACGTTCTCCTTGCCGTGTTGTTGTATGCAGGACTGGGCCGCTGCAAAGGAGCCGGCTCCCCCTGAGTATTGAATGATCCTGATCATCTCTTCAACTTCCCATATGGGTTACCGATGTCAACCCGGTTCACTTGTCGTTCACCTCTTCCAGTTTCAATCGCATCAGCCCACATATCTTTTGTTCCTAACCAGTTCAGTGTGTGAATGTCTATGCTGTCTTCGTGTAGTAGGGTGTAGATGGTGACAGGGTTCACCTGTCCAATGCGGTAGGCTCGGTCCTGGCTCTGTCTCCAGCGCACCCGGCTGGGGTGTAGGTCCCAGTAGATGACCACCGAGGCAGCGGTCAGGGTGATACCCTCTCCCCACACCATCGGGTTCGCTACCAGGTAGTTGATGAGCCCCTCTTGGAACTGGTCAACCAGCCGGCTGCGGTCAGCCTGTGACACCCTACCGTGGGCTGTCTTGGTCACGGTCCTGGGCATCGCTACTCGTATCTTCTCAGCCAACCACTCAATGCAGTCAGGGAAGTTAGACCAGATGAGGACACGCTGTTCTCCTGCTTCTTCCAGTAGTTCGATCAAGCGGTTGAGTTTGTGAGTAGGCTCTGACCCAGGGCCGGTGATACCGAGCAAGCTGGGCAGGGTTGAGCACTGATACAAACGCAGGTGCTTGGTGTAGAAGTGACCGATGGTTACCTCATCTACTGTGTCACCGGAAGGGAACTCTGTCTTGTTTTGATTATGTAAGTCCACATAGTGCTTTCGCATTGCGGCAGGCATAGGACAAACCACAGGTATTGGACCTGTAAGAGGTGGGAGGTTAGCAACCTCTGACTTAAGTCTTCGTAGAGAGTAGGTTCCACGAAGGGAGTAGATGGACTTGAGTCTGGTGATGTCCCAGTCTGGTTTCTTTCCTGTTGCATCTGTCAATCCTCTGCTGAAGTAGGCATTCCAATACTCAAGGTTGAGGGTGGATTGCTTGTTGGTAATCGTATACATTGCGTGATACGAGTCAGGTCTGTTAGGCACACTGGTTCCGGTGGCACCGACGAACCGGTAAGCTAGTTCTCTTAGCTCGTTGCAGTAGAAGTATTGTTTCGTCTCCGCACCAGCGCAGCGGTGGAACTCATCACACACCAGCATCCCACCTCCAAGGGATAGCTGGTATCGGAGGTGTTCAAGGTATCCCTCGCGCCAGAACTTACTATACATACAGACCCAGATACCGGTGGCCTGCATAAACTTGCGGCCGAAGTCCTTGCGGTCTTCGATGTGCCACACCACCTGGCCAAAGTGTTCGAAGGCCATCCTTCGCCAAGCACTAGCCACCTCAGCGGATGGGACCAGGATGATGGTGCGCCACCCTATCTGCTGTTCTTTCATCAGCCCCACTCTGGCCGCCAGGATCTGGACTGACTTACCCAGTCCCATATCATCGGTCAGTAACAGGTCACTGTCTACGATAGCTGAGGCACCCTGCCCCTGGTAATCACGTAGCTTGTAACCGGAACAGAGGGGGTAGTCCTTGAGCCAGGGCCGCCGGCCCTGCCAATCCAACCCGGGCTGCGTCCCACCCTGGTCCAGCATCTGATTGATACCGACCAGGGCAGGGATGTTGTTCCCTTTGGTGAGGATAGCGTGAGCCTCCGACCAGAACACTTCGTGAACCAGCAGCGTGTTGCCCATCGTCATCCCATAACAGGATGAACGGATGCGTTGAAGCTGGGCGTGAGTGAGTTCTTCTAACGGGAAGCACAGCCGTCTGTTCTGATAGAAGCTAGGCACCTAACCTTCTAACCCACCTGGGGTATCAGTGTTCCCGTGTCTCTCATCTCGTATCTGATACTTGAGGATGGAACCAATCCAGTCACTAGATACTTCGTTCACTATCTTTAGCTCCTCTGCATTGGTTAACTCAACACCTCCGAACGTATCAAGGAATGCTCGGGATAGTTTGTTCTTTACTTCCCTTACCAAAGTTTCACGTTGGTGTATTCTCACATCCCCATCCTCTCGTTGATGACCGGAACCTCTCGGCGTGGGGTGGAGTAGACTTCCTTCGCAGCCTTACTCTTCACCAGGATGTCACGCATAATAGGGGCAGGGATATTCTCCATAGCCCACAGAACCAGGGCGTGGACGCAGGTTCCCACTGCGATGTTGCTACGCTCACCGATACCAAGCAGGTTATCTGCTGACTGGTATATGGATCTTAGGGTGGGGCCGGTGATAGAGATGTTGTGCTTACTCTTGGTCAAGACTGGCTTGCTCGGTTGCACTGACTACCTCCTGTTCGTTACTCATCACAATAGACATAACCGGATTGCTGACCTTGAATTTCCTATGGAATTGGTCAGCCATACTACAGTGTAGTGGTTCCGGTGTTTCAACCGTTAGCTTATAGTCACGATCAAGAACCATCACCCAGTTCATATGTCCTTCATAGAGGATGAACCTGAACCAATCTGCGACTGCATCCACACCTCGTATGATGACTGCCTTACGTTGGGAGTTAGGATACCTCGGCACTGACTACCTCCAATTCAATCCGCTCTACCGTAGCGTTGCGGAGTTTCTCCTTCATCAAATTGTTCGTCTCGTAAGGGACCTTCATCTTACCCTCCATACTCTACGTCGGAGGATAGTTCTTGCACTGCAGTCAGGGCTTCGATGATGTTGTCGAGTTCATTGAGGAAGTCTTCATAGTCTCCCTCGTGTTCCTCCTTCCACTTGTCCGAGCGGTCATCCAACCACTCTTGACCTTGGTCCCGTGCTTCTTGCACCATCTCCCCTGCCTCAGCAGCAAGGCTGATAGCCTCCTCCAGTTTCTTCTTCACGTCCTTCGGTAACTTCTTCATTAGTTGGCCATCCGTTCATCAACAGTTTCACCCTGTTCCTTGCGTTCGAGATTGGCAACAACCTCATCCAGTTTGTTTTCCATTAGCTTATCCTTTCTTCTTCGGCCGGCTTCGGCTGGTAGTATCCTGCATAGCAGAGGCAATGCAGCAGTTAAGGTAGTCTTGGTTAGCACAGGCCCATTGGCAGATGACCTTCACAATGCAGGACATAGACAAGTCCTCTGCTCCAGGCACCTGTGCCTGTGCCCATTCAATGTAGTTAGTTACGTCAGTAGGAATACTGACGGTCTTGTGTTGGGTTCGGGTGTCACTCATCTTCACCCCATTCTCCAGTGTCACTGACGGGATACCACTTGCTATCCCACACCTTGTCACGGTAGGTATCTACAACAACCAGCCCGTTATTGTATTCGTTAGCGTGTTGGCTGGCAAAGTTCTTCGCGTCTGTGCTTTTAGCATAACGCTTGACGGGTTGGGTTACGTGCTTCACGTGTTGGCTGTGACCTAACCCTTCCCACCACAAACACCCAGGAGCAAGGGGGCATACTGCAAAACGTTTTCCAATCATATCACTATCCTTTCAGCACGAAATACAGGGAATACCAAGCCACAATGAAGATGAACCCGAAGGCGATGGCACTGAGGAACGTGGTGGCTACATCCTCTTCTGGTTCTTGCTGCTTTGGAATGCTTTGGGGACTGGGGTCACTGGATGAGAAGGCAAGCACCTCTCCAGGGTTCAGCTTGGGTAAGTCACTATCAGGTCGCATCTTCTTGTTCTCCTGTTCGGTAAATCAATTTGGATTCGGTCAAGCCCTTGTCACCAAAGGCATCATAGTAAGTAGTGAGTAGGTAGAGGTAGGCAACAGGACCACCGGGGTATTCAAAGGAACGGATGAACTCCCTAGCCTCTGACTCGGTGTCAAAGAGTAAGCTGTTCTCAGTGTCATCACCCCAGCACACCTGATACTCTTCGTCACAGTCCTGGTCAGTGTATCTAACCCTCACTGACCACCTGCAATCTTCTTGAACCCAAGGGAAACAAGGAAGTTTGAGGCGGCAGATTCACCTGCTCCTGCTACACCCCATAAACCACGTTCCTCCTTAAACTGGGGGAACAGTTTATTGAATGCATCATAGAAAGCTTGGCTGAACTTGCAGTAACCATAGCCACCTGCCTTACCCTTAGCTGGGAAGCATTCCCCATCAGGCTTGATATAGGTTAGCCGTAAGGTGCAGGTCCATCCACCAGAGGGTGACTCTTTCACAGCATACCAAGAATCAATCTTGATGCGCTCGTGTCCTTCTCCTCTGGTCCAGACTTGATAAGCAAAGTCGCGCACAACTTCAGGCTTGTTTACCCAAGGTAGCCGGTTCGGGTGCAAGGTAACGTCAGGTTGGTGTGTCATAGTTCTTCCCACTCCTTGTTCAGTCTCTCAACCAGGTTGTTGGTGTTCTTCAACACGTGCTCCAGGCTGCAAGGATAGTCATTGATGACATCGTAACCATCGTTCCCATAGATGAAGCGGACCCAACGGGACCCACCCCCCTCTTGCTTGCAGAACAAATAGTCCTCATCACTGTGACGCATAGCTGAGAAGGTTTTCTCTAGGTCCCGTGACCAGGGACCTAATCCACCTCCGTTGTCTACACTAAGCTTGAATCCAGCCGCAAGCAGGTCGGCAATACACTGACGCATCACCTGCTGTTCCCACTCCAGGACCCGTTCTAGTTCAGTCATTGGATACCTAACCTTTCACCATAGCGTTCAACGAAGTCTCCTATAGCTGGAGATGAAGTAGTGACAGTCCCAACGGGATGAGCCGGTGCGCAGGCAGATAATGGTGGTATCGTAGCTATCCCCGAAGTTAATGTAGGTAGCAACCACATCACCCCAGTATCCGTTACTCCACTCACCACGCAGGGCTTCCACTCCACAGCCACCTAGTAGTTCATTGATGGTGCGCATACGTGCATCAGGATTGAAGCCACGAGTCCTGCGCAAGGCAAGCTCACACGCCTTAACCTTGGTCGGGTTCCGGGAATACAAAGCTTGAAGGTCTTGCTTAGGCATTAGGTGTTCTTCCAATCTTGATAAGCTAGGAACGGGGAGTCAAAGGGACCGACCGGGCAATCACTGTCAGGTAGGCAGCCAGGGTGTTGCGCAATCCAATAGCAACCTTCAGGGAAATCGTTGTCCTCGTCCGAGTCCTCAAAGTAAGGACCACCGGAGTGGTGGAAGATGCGACACGAACCCACACCAGGGAGGGAGTGGAACCGGTCAACAAAGGAATCTTGCACCTCCATCCAGAGCTTCTCACCATACTGGTTTGCGAACGCAGCTTCCGCAGGGGAAGGGTCCCCGTTACCAGGTTGAAGGAACACGGCCAGGGTGTGGATCATCTCCTTGCAATCCGGCTCATCCTGAGTCCAACATCCCGAGCGAAGGGATTCACCTGCCAACAGGCATTTGTCATCGGACAAACGGCGCACGGTGTAGTGATAGACGTTCCTCCCCTCTTCGTCGCGACGGAGGAACTCAACGAACAGCTTAACCTCTGACCCTTCAAACGTTTCGAACTTGTTAGCAACAGACATAAGACACCTTCCGGTTATAAGATAGGGGCAAGCCACTTCGGCACACACCCCAGTCTGACAGATAGCGGAATCAATCAGACCTTCACCCCTGTAACGCAGAGGTAACCACGTATTCGCTAACCCTTGTGCGCTGGGCAAGCAAGGGAGTAGGACTATTCACCCCACAGGGTTACGAGAAGTAGGTTCCCACGATCACCCGCTCAACATCTTCAACGGGTTCACCCCTCCATTGGGGAATGCGAGGGTAACGGATAACAATACCGGAGAAGAACGAGTCCGACTCGTATCCATCCCACCCAGGGAAGATGTCTTGACCCTGTGGCATATGAATCTTGTTGTGCAAGCAACCCTGTGGCATATGAATCTTGTTGTGCAAGCAGAGGAAGTTATCCATACAATACACCTGCCCCTTGAACCTGAAGTAACAGGAGTCCTCTGCCGACTCGTGGTTAAACTCCTTCTGCTCCTTGGGAGTCAGGTCAAACCAGTAAAGCAGGTCGCGGGGAACGTTATTTGTTTTAATAGTAACCTCAGACAAGACACACCTCCAGGATTTGTTAAGGCTTAAGAGAGGGTTGGTATGCTTGGCTTTAGGAAACGGACCTAACAGCCAACCCTCACCTAAACCTTCCGGTTACAAGAACCGGTGGGTTTGAGGTTATAAGATGTAAACGGGAGCCGGTTCTTCAACAGCCCACGAATCAAGCTTGGAACCGGCCGGTTTTGTGGAAGTGGCGAAGGGCAACACGTTCCACGCGACGGCGCTTGCGTTCCTTGTGATAGTGCTTCCAACAAGCATCCCCTGTCCCGTATCCTGCACCGTAGGCGGACAGGTCAACCGCTTCAACTCGAAACGTTCCCACCGGGAGTTCAATCCCGTTCCTGCGATACATCACCAGAATCTGCGCGAACCGACACCGGGTAAACTGAACGGAACCGATGAAGTATTTGAACCACGTGCAATACTGTGGCATAGGGGACCGGAAGAACGTAGGGTTCTTGGAGTAGTCGGGTTCAACCCAAACCTGTGCGCTAGCGACTGCCATAGGGCACCGTCATTCTGTTCCCGATACCTCGGCCCAGGGAAGTCACAGACATTTGCTGCGACTGAAGCGGGCCCCACAGTCCAAGTGGACAGTGAACGGATACGATAGGAACGTAAGGGCTCGGTGAGCCAACGTTGGACACACAGGTCCTGGGTAAGATGCTAAGAGCAATCACAAGAACAACCTCTTCCCTCCTCTGCGTTTACACGGGCTTGGAACCGTTCCCGGTTATAACCGGAAGCCGCATTAAGAAAGGGACCTAGTCCCAAAGCCACAGACAACGGTCACCCGCTTCTATGTAGTCCGCTCCATTGACGGTGAAGGCGCGCCTGCAATCCCAATCAGGACCACAACCGAGCCCCGGCCAGGGGCGGCCGGACTTGTCAAGGTGAATGAAGGCGAAGGCGGTTAGCACGTTATAAACTTTCCTCTCCGCACATTCACAACCCACAGTCTGCGGTAGGAGAATGACGGGTCAACAAGACTAACGAAGGCGTCCCCGTCCTCAAAGTGCTCTACGTGGTCAACCTCAAAGGGTGCATTATCGTTGCGACCGCAGGCCTTTAGCCAATTCTGGTTCACTTCAAATTTTTGCACTACACAACCTCTTCCCTCCTCTGCGTTTGCACGGGCTTGGAACCGTTCCCACTATAAGGGGAGCCGCATTAAGAAAGGGACCTTAGTCCCATAGCCACAGACAACCAGGACCACCGGGAATGTAGTCCCACCCGTTGACGGTGAAGTAGCAGGCTCCCGACTCGGTGAACCCGTTGGGCCAGGGGCGGCCGGAGCGGTCGCGGGTGAAGAAGGCGAAAGCGTTTAGCATCCGTAGGGCACCGCTTCCAGGAGATAACCGGAGAAGAACTCCTGAACCTGTTCCCAAGCAAGTCCCTCAACATCAAGGTCACCTGTGATACGGTTGATAACGTCAAAGCCGTCCACACACCAGGAACTCGGCTTTACGATGAAGTTTCTCCAAGTCCAACACTCATCCCCTGGGGTGATACGTTCCCCACCTTGCACGGTCAGGGATTGATCTTGTTCCCAGGACCATACGTGGGAGGAAGTAACGTCTTCAATGTTCCCGTCATCTTTAACAACAGAGATGAAGTAGTGAAGGCCTACACCAGGAACACGGGATTGGATGAACAACCTTTCTTCCTCTGCGTTTGCACGGGCTTGGAACCGTTCCCACTATAAGGGGAGCCGCATTAAGAAAGGGACAAGCCCCTACCACCAAGCGGAACAGCGCTTGGCGGATAACTCATGCCCATCCCCCGTTGGGGTCAAGGGGCCACCAACCCCCTGGCTGTGGAGTATTCCAGCCGTCGTGGTAGGCCGGTCCTATGAAACGACCGACGGCCTGCCCCGTCCCCCCTTTGCAGGGGGTGGAAGCTGCTTCCACAGCTTCTTGGGCTGTGGGGTATTCCACCTCAAAATCTCCTAGGGTGTGGGTGGTGGCCCACGCCGAATGATTGTTTCCAAAAATGACTTTAAACACCGTTCCTTCTTTCTGGTCCTTCCAGTACCGCTGCCCCGTTTCGGGGACCCCCAATTTATAACCCATCCCACCCGACTATCCCATACTACAAACATACTATTTCTTAACTAGTTCATCTATACTATACCCCACCAAACCCTTTCCCCACCTGCGTCCCCTTATAACTACAACCCCTCCCCCCTCCCAAGCAACAAATCCCACCCTCCTATTCCCCCTATAGAAACAACCCCTACACTAACCTAACAAAGGCGAAGCCTTATAACTATAACCTTCCGGTTACAACGAAGGAGGGGAGCCCTTGTAATTACAAGCTTATAACTATAAGCACCCCTCTCAGGAACACCATAAGGAACATCCCACCCCTGTAGTTATAAGGGTTCCCCAGGTTTCCAGCGCACCAATCCCTTATAGTTACAAGCTCCCCCTCACCCTCACCACCAGGAACCCTTATCATTACAAGGGTCCCTTCCCCCTACCTCCCCTGCCTGTCACCGGAACGCAAATCCCCAGGGACCAGGGGGCTGGGGAGTCCTTATTTTATTATCTTTTTCTTCCACCCCTACACCTGCCCTTGTATAGTTATAACGGGAAGCAAATATGAATTCAGCGTATAGTTATAGTTAGAACGAATTCATACTTGGTGTTCTTTTACTTA